GACCCACAGCTTAGAAGTATTTCTCCATTTTGTATCGTATCGATTTATACATCAAATATTTATTATCACGTTTTAACAGGGCAAGGATACGCTAAAGAACATCATATCATTTTTGCGTATGGCTTTCTCGTTAAAATCTCACGACTTTAGGCTTTTTCTGTAATACATAATATAAAGCCCTCACGCTATCTAGCGGTAAAGAGAAATCGGAAAACTCTGGAGATGGGTTTAGTGAGTGCAACGTTATCTTACCCTCGTCCATATCGCAGCCTGTCATCTGCTTTATGAGGACGGATGTCCCAAACACGACGACCCAATAAGGATGATCCTTATATCGCAGCCCATCTCTCCAATGCGATCTATCCAGCTCCCTAACAAGGACGACATCGCCTTCCTCAAAACTCTCTCTCGTCCCGTTGTCCATGCTGTCCCCTTTAACCTCAAAAGCTAAATATCTCCCATGGACAATCCGATCCCATTCGAAAGACTCGGTCTCCCAATCCTCCTTATCCGGATCAAGACGATCGCTTTCGTTAGCAAACCTGCCATAAGCGCAAAACGGCACCTTGCTGACAGTCATACGATATCGACCATTTCCTAAGTCATAGAATTTAACGCCATTATTATTCTCAATTAAGAAATCTCCTTTATTAAGGTCTAAAGGTATTTCTAATACCTCGTCCTTAACATTCCCCTCATCCTTCATTTCACCAGATCCTGTAACTAACCATGCCAAAGACACACCCAGCCCAGATAATGCAATAGCATTAATAATATCATATGAAGGCTTACTTTGACGAGTCCCTAATATTGTATTAATAGTAGGCTGTTTTACTCCTACTCTACGGCAAAATGCACTAACATTGCCATCAAACAACTCATCTACAATTAGTTTAATCCTGTTATTGATTGTCTCCATATATCGACCATAGTTAATTAATGCAAAAGCATTAATATTTATCACATAATATTTCCACCATTAATGCAATTGCATTATATTTGCATCGTAAAACAACAATACAAGCAAACAAACGCAACTTAAAAGTTGCAATGAGCAAATTTAGTAAAAGAATATGAATAATACAATTAAAACTAGAATTTCAGTAACAGACACGCTGTTATCCATTCCTTTAGGAACAACGATAGAGTTCCTAAACAAGGATATTAACCCTCGAAGCATAATCTATACAATATCTAGATTAAAAAAGAAGGGGTATTTATTTAAGACATCAGTAGCTGGGAGAATTGACAGTATAGAAGTAACCAGATTAAAATAAGCGATATGATAAACGAGGAAGCATTAAAAATAGTCCTTAACGATAAGACCTTTGGGCAAAGGACGGCAGCCTCCATAGTAGGAGGACGTGGAAGGCTCTACGATTTGGTAGGGAAGGGACTTATCAGATGCGAAAAACCAACAAAATCTCAGAACGGGAAATGGTTTTGTAACGCTTGGGATTGCATCAAATACGCCACCTTAAAATAGGTGGAGAACGCCGGGTAGCACGTAGCTGGAAGCGTCCCTCTCTCCTAAAGAGGAGTAGAAATACCCCGTGGGTTCGAATCCCACCCCGGTGACTAAAAAAAAGAGTTCTTTGACTTATTGAGAAAAAATCCTTATGGCTATCAAAAGGTATACGAGATATAAACGGGATAAGCGTAAGGTGAAAATACAGGAATGGACGATAGTCCTTGCTCCCGATGTAGTTTAATCGGTTCCGGTATTGGATTTATACATATAATTAATAATGTATATATAATAAGTACGATCCCATTCGGGTATCCTTGCGGTGGTTGGTAAAGAAGACCGTATCGTACTAAATAATACGACTTTTCCTACGAGTCGTATCTAAGATATAGCAGGAGGTTAATACGCCCAAAAGTATGACAGATTGGACAGACAATCATAAGATGACGACAGATCGGAAAGACGGTCAATCCGAGAACTACGGCTTTACGTTAGTTGATTAATACTCCCCCACCCGTCTATGATTCGGGTTTGAAACCGTTGGAGGTTGTGGGGGAGCTAATTTTTAACATTAAGGTATGAAAGAAAGAGAATTAAAGATGTGGTGCGTGGAGCAAGCCGCGAGATGCTGTTCCAATGAGACGAGATTGCTGAGATCGGCTGTTGAGATTTTTGATTGGATATCACAGCAAGAGGGTGATCCTAACGAATCACCCTCGACTGTCAAAAAAAGATACATACATGCTTATGTATCCGATGATGGTATTTTGTCATGGGTTTTCCAATAGGTTGTCGATGTTAAAAAACATCGTGTATCCACATTTTGGACAAACGAAAGTCAGAAAACGCATACTACCAGTTATATCGATATCATTAGATGTCAATACGCTGGATTCTAGGTTTACCGCTTTCATGGGGCCATTAACTGGCCCATCGTATCCACAATTAATACACGGTCTCCTGACTGAAAGTGTTGAGCAAATACGCTCAACTTGATTTTTTGTTAGTTTCATATGTTTGTTTTTTAATGTTTAGCGGCCTAAAGATAGGCAAATCCAGCCAAGACCGCAACTATTCCCGCCAAGAGAGCCTAAGACTCGCAGGTTCCGGAGCGAGACCGGAGGCGGGACGAAACCATTTGCACTGTTTGACATGTTTATGTGTAATAAAGCTACCAAGACCTTACAATACCGCCGTGAGGCAGGCAATTAGATATTAGTTATTATTAAACTGTGCCGGGGTGGGATTCCCCGGTAAACGGATGGGTAGACATTGAGCCAGCGTAATAGACGCATAGGGGTTGGAATCCCCTCCCATCCACAATCTTGTATCAATGAACGCACCACTCTATCCGAATCGAGGACGGATGTCGGGCCTGTCCGAAGATGGGAAAGCCGATAGAGTAGTAGATAAAAATGGTATGGTAAATCCGAAATGAGTCCAAAGAGTATTTATCGAGGTGGAGGTTCCACGAAATCATGTGGAATGTGACGGTGATGACATGGCGGTTCATAATGTTGGCGGCCCGGAAAGACGGGCAAACGCTCCCTTAGCTCAGATGGTCAGAGCCTTTAGGGTCGCCGGTTCGAGTCCGGCAGGGAGCACGTTTCACCCCTAACGGGTGCTTATTCAATCAGAAAATCAGTCACAATTTACAAAGCAGGTCTCCGTCCGTGAGGATATGAGGCCTTTTTCCCGAATTTTAAAAACAACAATATATATGATAAAGAGAAACCAAGCGTGGTTCTGGAAGATATTCCGGGCCATAAAGAGCATTATCATCTTCTCGTTAAGGATGGTCTTAGCTACAGTATTGGGACTGGCCTCAATAGTCGCAATATTCGAATGGAATGAAAAACCTTCTCATATCCATTTACTGATATTTGGCATAGTATCAGTATTTGTTGTGATAAATCAAATCGTAATAATGACTTATGAGTCAGAAAAATGATTTCGGGGTGTTGTACGTGGTACAAGCTCCATCAAGACCGAATCGATCGAGGAAGGACGATATCCTAGACGAATTAAAGACACTTAGCAAAGAAGAATTGATAGAGATAAGAAAAGACATTGTAGAACTAGTAAACGATAAATAAAATGGCTGCTATAAAATCTTACAAGGGATTTGACAAAAATTTAAAATGCCGGGATTTTCAATATGAAATAGGCAAGGAATATGAGATGGATGGAGAGATCAAGGTGTGTAACAGAGGATTTCACGCTTGCGAAAGCCCATTTGATGTTTTTGATCACTATACTATGATAGACTCTAGGTTTTGCGAAGTAGAGCAAGACGGGAATATATCCAAGGAGGATAGAGGGACAAAAATTTGCTCATCGAAGATTAAAATAAAAGCAGAGTTAAAATTGGCAGACATGATCAATCTTGGAGTTGAGTGGCTAAAAGAGATCACATCGCCTGAAAAAATAAAAACGAGCATAAAGGATAATTCGTCCGGCAACGGTGCCAAGATTGGTTCGTCCGGCGACGGTGCCAAGATTGGTTCGTCCGGCGACGGTGCCCAGATTGGTTCGTCCGGCGACGATGCCAAGATTGGTTCGTCCGGCTACGGTGCCCAGATTGGCTCGTCTGGCTACAATGCCCAGATCGGCTCGTCTGGCAACAATGCCCAGATCGGTTCGTCTGGCTACGATGCCAAGATCGGTTCGTCTGGCTACGATGCCAAGATTGGTTCGTCCGGCGACGGTGCCAAGATTGGTTCGTCCGGCTACGGTGCCAAGATTGGCTCGTCTGGCTACAATGCCCAGATCGGCTCGTCTGGCAACAATGCCCAGATCGGTTCGTCTGGCGACGGAGCCAAGATTGGTTCGTCTGGCAACAATGCCCAGATCGGTTCGTCCGGCAACAATGCCAAGATTGACAGCACTGGCGAAGACTGTGTCATCATGTGCGCAGGTATTAACTCAGTAGCAAAAGCCTCAAAAGGATCATGGATAACACTATCCGAATGGTCTTATTCGGATAAAAAGCAAAGAGATATCCCCGTTTGCGTAAAAACGGAATTTGTTGACGGGGAGAAGATAAAGGCGGATACATATTACAAATTAGATGGAGGGGTATTTAAAGAAATGCAATAGCCCCAAGGCATTGCTTATCGGAGGATCGCATGAGAGACATCTACATCAAAGACCCCGACGGCGAACCGGAGTACGACGGGGAGGAGGAAACAGAATCCGAGGACGATCGGTATCAACGAGATTGGGAAACCAGCACTTTATATTGGTAAAGAAAATCATTCAAAATAAATAATCATGGAATCAAGCAGTTACGAGGTACTTCCAGCAGAAAGCCATGAAGTACAAATTTTACAGGTAGATGCGGTTGAGAGAGCAAACGTGGACTCACAAGTTGCGACCGCGAAAAGATATCCTAGGGATATCAGAAGGAGTATTGATAATTCCGTGGTAATGGCCACGATGAATCAAGACACGGCAAGGTCATGCAGTTATGCCTTGCCAAGAGGAGGGAAACCTATTACTGGGCCATCCGTACACCTCGCCAAGATAATCGTATCCAATTGGGGTAATATCAGGACTGAGGCCAAGGTTATCCAGATAACGGACAAGCAGATCATCAGCAGGGGTACATGCTGGGATCTGGAGACAAACGTAGCGTCCGCGTTCGAGGTTCGCAGGAGCATAGTGGATAGCAAGGGGAAACGTTACTCAGACGACATGATTACCGTAACGGGAAACGCCGCCAACTCCATAGCTTATCGCAATTCCGTATTCGCCGTTATCCCCAAGGCCATAGTGGACAGGGTCTATCAAGCCGCCCAAAAATTCATCACGGGGGATCTATCCGACGCTGACAAGATATTAAAAACGAGAACTAATATCATCAACAAGTTCAAGAACGAATACGCCATAACGGAAGAGGAGGTCATTAAGCTATGCGGCAAACAGACCAGCAATCAGATAGGCCCCGACGAGATCGCCATGCTGATCGGGATCATACAAGCGTTAAAGGACGGGGATACCACGGTAAACGATCTAATCCTTCCAATTCGTGAGACAAAGAAAGATGTCGATCAAAAAAAGGAGGCGATGAGACAGTCTAAGGGCAAAAACAAAGAGGACATGCCATGAACAAGTACTCATCCTATACCAACGCCGAGCTGGAGGAGCATTTATCAAACTACCTTATCGACTCTTGGAGTTACAGCAAGGTAGCCTCTTTCTCCCGGAACGAGAAGGAGTTCGAGAAACGGGAGATTTACCGGGAAAGATCCAGATCATCCTCCAGCACGGTAGCGGGTAACGCCTATCATTCGGCCTTGGAGTATTTCTTCATGGAGCTACAGCGCAAGGGGCAGATAATACCGATCACGGAAATGGAGAGGGTAGCGTTCTCATACATAGAGGAGGTACACCCGAATGATTGGAAGATACAGAAAACGACACCTACCGTAGAGGAATGCAAGATCGAGGCCACCAAGAACGCCACGAGGCTTATCAATAACTTCTACGGGGAGAAGGATATCTATCTTTCCGGTATCAAGGAGATAATCGCCGTGGAATCAAGGTGCGAGGAATGGGTAACGGTAAACGGGGTGGACATCCCCCTGCCCTGCCACGCTAGGCTAGACTTGGCGATAAGGACGGAAAGCGGTCGGACGGTCATCATAGACCATAAGTCAAGGGCCAAGTTCACCGATGACGAGGAGCTAACGTTTACCTGCGGGAAACAGGCGATGACCTACGTCAAGTGCTATGAGTCCCGCTTCGGGGAGAATGTTGACGAGGTATGGTTCGTGGAGAACAAGATCTCGAAAAACAAGGACGGCTCCTCCCAGTTGAAGAAATTCGTGATCAATCTCGATAACGACACGAGGAAGCTTTACGAGGCCATATTGTACGAGCCGCTAAAAAGGATGATAGAGGCCGTGTCCGATCCGGATTACGTGTACATGATCAACGATAGCGACAACTTCGTGGACAGGGCCGAGCTTTATAATTTCTGGGCCAAGACGCTGATAGCGGAGGTCGATGATTTCAACGTGCCCGAGTCAAAGAAGGAATTGATATCGAAGAGACAGAAAAAAATACGGGACGCTTCCCTTGGATCGGTAAACCCCAAGGTAATATCCGAGTTCAAGAGGAACGCTTCCTCATTCATTCAATATGATTTATCCAATAGTAATATGACAAACAGCGAGAAAATAGAGCATATCCTACGGACATTCGGGGTGATCGTGAACGTGGCCAAGGAGATTAACGGGTACTCGTCAGACACGTATCTGCTAGAGGTATCCGCTGGGACAAAGATCACGACAGTGATGAAATACAAGCTAGACATAGCGAACGCGCTGGACGTGCCATCCATAAGGATGGGTAACGAGCTTATGGTGTATGAGGGAAAATCCTACCTCTCCATAGAATCACCGAAGAAAAGAACCAAGTCCTTGTACTGGGACAAGAAGTATATCGACGGCATGAGGATTCCCATAGGAACGGATAACTTCGGAAGGCTCGTGGTGTGGGATCTCGATAACAACTCCACGCCTCACGCCTTGATTTGCGGAGCTACCGGTAGCGGTAAATCCGTGTGTATCATATCCACGATAGAATACGCCCGCTTAGCCGGTATCCGGGACATCGTAATTTTCGATCCGAAATACGAGTTCTGTAATTATTCCTCCGAGAAATACATAAAGGTCTATAATGATATAGAAGAAATAGAGGCCAAGATGAAAGAACTCGTACAGGATATGCAGGAAAGGGCTAAATCGAGGGCATCATGGAAAACGCTGGTGGTGTTCGATGAGTTCGCCGACGCGGTAGCGTCCTCCCGATCGGGAACGGAACTTGACATAAAGGAAATGGTCGAGGTTGGCCAGCGAAAGAACGCCTTCGGGTTCCTCGAGCCTAAAATGGAACTACGCACGGTCGGTCGTGAAAAGTCATTGGAGGAGAATCTGAAGATGTTGCTACAAAAGGGACGATCGCTTGGGTTCCGGATCATGGCAGCTACGCAAAGAGCGTCGGTTAACGTGATCACGGGAGACGCTAAGGTGAATTTCCCCGTACAGATATGCTTCCGTGTACCTAAGGAGATTGACTCCAAGGTTGTCCTTGACGAGCCGGGAGCCGAGACGTTGGGCGGCATGGGGGACGGACTAATGAAATCTCCCGAGTATCTAGGTATCGTGAGGTTCCAAGGTTTTTATAAAAAATAACGGCCATGGTTAAAAGGTACCAGCTATCCGAGTCTTTCATTAAAACACTGTCCCGCCATCTATCAGTTATCCTAGAACACGTGGATTCCAAGGGAAGACCAAGGATAGCTGATACCGTAAGATTAGCCAAAAAGGATCTAAAGAAACTCGAGAAAATAATCCAAGATGAAAGAACTGATATTCTGCCTCAATGAGGCATGTTCTAAAAGACATTGCCTTTGCCATCAACGACAAAAGCATTGGAAAGACCCGTCTAAAAAAGATGGGGAAACTGTAAGGCCGGAACCGGTCTTATTTACTGGGAACACCCCTTGCAAGGGGTATATCCCACAATACGAAAGAAAGAAGTACAACGTAAACTATTAACAATATGCACAATACATGATATAAATATGGATGAAATTTGGAAAGATATAGTTGGATACGAAGGGTTATATCAAGTTTCTAATATGGGTAGAGTTAGGTCTAAGGAAAGGATATTTGAAAGTAAAGGGACTGGAAGATATAAAAGAAATGCCCAAATTCTATCGCTTGGCAAGCATAGTAAAGGATATCTAACAGTGACACTATTTAAGAATGGGAAATATAAACGTTTTCTTATTCACAGATTAGTAGCTAAATCGTTCCTACCCCGTGATATTTTCAAAAATCAAGTAAATCATATTGATGGAAATAAGACCAATAACAATCTATCAAATATAGAATGGTGTGACTCTTCTGAAAACCAGATACACAGAAGAGATATTTTAAAAAAGAAATTTGCGCCGGGTAAACCTGTTATTCAAATTGATAATAAAGGAAATAATATAAGAGAATTTGAATCAATATCACAAGCGGCCAAATCAACAGGGATAAAAAGTCAAAACATATCTTGCGTATGTCAAGGTAAAAATAGACAAGCTGGAGGTTTTAGGTGGGAATTTATAAAAAATAAATAATTATGGCAAGAACATATTTTTCATGTAAAGTGTCATTTGAAAAATTATTAGAAAATGGCAATCAAAAACGGGTAACAGAAGAATATTTAGTTGATAGCTTAAGTTTTACGGAAGCGGAAGCAAAAATCACCGAGGAGATCCGCCCCTTCATCACGGGTGAGTTCACGGTAACAGACATTAAGCGAGCTCGTTTATCCGAATTATTCTTCAACGAGAATGGTGACCGGTTCTATAAGATCAAGGTTTATTTTATAACGTTGGACGAGAAGAGCGGAGCGGAAAAGAAAACCGCCGCACAAATGCTTGCCCAAGCCTCTAGTCTAAAAGAGGCCATAACCGTGCTAGAAGAAGGCATGAAGGGGACAATGGCGGATTACACCATAGCCTCTGTCACGGAGACAATGATCATGGACGTATTCCCGTTCAACGCGGATGTCAATAAGAGAGTTGTAGATATCGATAAAAAAGAGATAGAGAAATCATTGTCCGACACCTCTAAATCAATAGAGGATAAGATGAGAGAGTGCAAGGATATCATAACCCGTGATCCCAAGGAAGGGGACGGAGATCTCATTACGAGAACGCAATCCTTCATCAGGCAAAAGGCCGGGCATGACAAGAGCAAGTTCAAGGAGGCCGCAATAGAGATCGCCTTGCTCCAGAAATCACCAGCTTCCCAAGTATGGTTCATGGGATGTGGACAACTCTTAATTGAAGAGCTAGAGGTTTGATATTGATATTAGTGTGTTTTTCATGGTATTAGATTTAGTTTAGTAATGATTATCCCCGCCGCCCGTGAGGATATGCGGGGATTTCGGGCGGTAAGTATTCCGGGATGAAACGTTACGGAGTGCGCATGACGTAAAGAGGCCGGTTCGATCCCGGCACCGTCCACGAATAACAAACATATAATCATGGGAACAATACAAGATTTAGATCACTTGACAATGGCCATATACCTTATCACCGCAATACTCGGACTTATAGCAGTGATCTTGGCAGGATTCTTATTAATAAACGAAAAAAGAAAACATCCATGGGAAAAGTAAAGAACATAACCTCTTTAAAGAACAGACTAGACCGTATATTCTCCGTATTTATAAGAATAAGGGATGCTGACAACAACGGTTATTGCCGTTGCATAAGCTGTGGGAAGATCGTGCATTGGAAAGAGGCAGATTGCGGACATTTCGTCAACCGGTCACATATGGGTACCAGATACAGCGAGAGAAACTGCAACGCTCAATGCAGGTCTTGCAACCGTTTCGACGAGGGCAACAACATCGGTTATGCCAAGGGCTTGATAAATAAGTATGGCATAAAAGTAATTAACGAGCTTGAGGTGAAAAAGCACTCTATCTCTAAACTCTCGGCATTCGATTACCAATTGATGATCGAAGATTACAAGAAACGAATAAAGGATTTGAGGGATCAGAAAGGCATAAAGGATTGAAATGGCTAAGAAGAAAGACGAGCAAGAAAAGGTGAAATGTGGCGATTGCGCCAACGGACATCCTCACAAGGGGCTATGCGTTTGGTGCATCATACATGATGCTGGACGGGTAGCTAACTCCACGAGATTTTGTAACACTTTTAAAAATAGAAAATAATATGGAACAAGAGAAATTTGATTTATGGTGCGTGGTCGAGTTATTCGGCCATTCAAGGATAGCGGGAAGATGTACGGAACAGAATGTGGCCGGTACCAATATGCTTCGGGTAGACGTTCCGGATACAAGTAACCAGCCCGGTTTCACCCGCTTTCTCTCATCGGGGGCCATATACGCTATAAATCCTGTCTCCGAGGAAGTAGCAAGGCAAATGGCGGAGAACCTGCAAATACAACCTGTAAATATATGGGATGTAAACCACCTTGTAGACCAGAAACTAAAGTCCTTGCAGGGCGGCGAGTCTCCGGATTTTGATTTTTAGTATATGGATAAGGGTTTCATTATGCTCTCTCGTAAGTTTTTTTCTAATGAAATGTGGGAAGCAGCCCGGACATTCTCGGAGTGCGAAGCGTGGCTTGATCTAATACAATCGGCACGATTTGAGGCAACCGACACGATTGAATGTATCGGAGGTAGAGAAATAACATATGGGAGAGGATAATAAATCCTCTCTATTTTATAATAATCATTTAGATAACTGTATGAAAAGAGGACTAAGCAAGCTTACCCCCAAGGAGCTATCTATGTTAAATAAGACTATTAAAGGGAAACGGATAGTATCCTTTTATTCTGAAGATGGGGATATAATTAAGAAATGATGCCTTCTTGCGATAAACTTCGAAAATTCAAAATTAAGCATGATATCATTTATGCACTTGATGGAACAATAGTAAAGCGCATTCCAATCGGTGGCAGAGCAATATATCTTTTTGCAGAGAATCATGGAATAAGCTCAAGAATGAGAGATGCAATTCGTGAAGAGGCCATGAAACTAAATGACAGTATAAAAAGAAAAGTATTTGAAAGAGACGGTAGATATTGTGCTGTTTGTGGATGTTCTGAAAAACTCTGCATAGATCATATTATTCCTGTATCAAGAGGAGGCTTTACAGTTTTGGACAATCTTCAAGTATTATGTGAGAAATGTAATTTACAGAAAAGCAATATGACAATGGAAGAATTTAAATTATGGAGAAATAAACATGGCACGACCAAATAAAGAAGGGCTAGACTATTTCCCTTTCGATGTTGATTTCTTTTCTGATGAAAAAATAGGCTCAATATCGGGTGAATTTGGCATTAAGGGTGAGATCACCGCTATAAAGCTGCTTTGTGCGATATACCGAAATGGGTATTTCATATTGTGGAATGATGCGTTAAAGATGTCACTGCTTAGAGGTTTACCCGGCATTAGCTTAGAATTACTGGAGCAGATAGTAACACGCTTGGTTAGGTGGGGATTCTTTGAACAGACTCTGTTTAGCACGGTAAGTGTTCTAACTAGCAAAGGTATTCAGGAGCGATATTTCAAGGCTATAAAAAGAAGAAAAGATTCATCTAATTATCCTTACCTACTAGTTAATGTGGACAATAATAAGGTTAATGTAAGCAATAATGACATTAATGTAAGCACAAACCCTATAAAGGAAAGAAAAGGAAATAAAAATAGAGAGAGTCTTAATACGCGTGAGACGCTTTTCGAGAATTTCAAGAATGAGTTATTGGGGGACGAGGAATGGCGCAGATACGCTTGCCAGATATCAGGATTGAGCGTCGCTTTCAATGACCTCATTCCCGGCGAGCTGGATAACTTCCTCGCTTGGATGGTATCCACCGGGGAAGGCGATACGCTAAAAACGATAGATGACGTTAAGAGACGATTCACCTATTGGTGGCAGGGAACAGGACTAAGGGCTTATAATCAAAGACATAATGGAGGAACAAGAAAAGAAACTTTCGGAGGCTATACAAGCCATGCGGGGGCCTACGGAAAAAGAGAGGCTCCAGCAAAAACAGGTGTTCAACCTAGTGAAGAAGCACGCAAGGACTATACAGAACGTTTCTAGGTACGATCTCTCGGACGATACGGAGTACATCAGCCACGCCCGGATGATAAAGGCGCTCGGTTGTAATTACCTAGGGATCGAGAGGCGGCAATTCGAGACAGACAGGGGGAATGACAAGGTTTTGAGATTCCTGTTGTATTATTTCAACGATTGCCCGTTGGCCGAGTCCGTATTTCCGGAGGAGAACTATAAGCTGCACAAGAACCTCCTTATCGTGGGAGATCCGGGAACGGGCAAAACGCTCATGATGCAGATATTCGCCGATTACCTGAAATTGACGGATAACCCCAAACGCTTCGTAAACCTATCCGTGACCCAGATGATGAACTATTACAAGATCCATGGTCACATAGACAGGTTCACGTACAACGAGGAGGCCGGGAAAGGGAGCATGGAAGGGAACCCGTTCGATATCTGCCTTAACGATATCGGTCTTGAGACGGAGAACCAGAAAAGCTACGGCACCAGCCTTAACAGCGTAATAGACGAGTTCCTATACGCGAGGTACGAGATATACCAGTCCCATCAGAAGAAGTATCATATCACTTCCAACCTATCCGTCACGGATTTCAAGAATCGGTTCGGAACTAGGCTGGTGGACAGGTTCAAGAGTTTTAACGTGATAATCCTAAACGGAGAAAGCAGGAGAAGATAACATGGAAATAACAGAGAGATTGAGAAACACCCCTACCGGCTTTGTTATCCAAGTCGGGACAAACAGGGTGCAAGTCAAACGCTTCGAGGCAATATACCAAGGGAAAGCGGTCGTATGCAGGGGATGCCTGTTCCGGGGCGATGGAGCTAGGGATTGCGAGTACAGCAAGGCTTGCATGGCCCATATGAGGCCGGATCATGAAAGCGTAGTTTTTGCTAAAACAAGAGAGACATGAATGTTTTATCCTTATTTGACGGAATGTCTTGTGGTAGGATCGCATTAAGAGAACTCGGGATTGAACCGGAGCATTATTATGCGAGCGAGATCGACAAGTTCGCCATATCCCAAACGAGGCTGAACTTCCCGGATACGATACATTTAGGGGACGTGACCAAGTGGAGGGAATGGGAGATAGATTGGGGAACGATAGATCTCATACTGGCAGGAAGTCCTTGCCAAGGATTCTCTTTCGCCGGCAAACAACTGGCTTTCGATGATCCTCGAAGCAAGCTCTTCTTCGTATTCGTGGACATACTGAACCATGTGAAGGCATTGAACCCGGATGTGTTCTTCTTGCTTGAGAACGTGAACATGAAGAAAGAGCACATGCGGGTAATTACTGAGTATTGCGGTGTTCATCCAGTCAACATAAACTCAAATTTGGTGTCGGCCCAGAACCGGAACCGGTGGTATTGGACGAACATAAGGACAAGGGAGGTCGGACTGTTCAGGGAGATCCACTCCGACATACCGCAGCCAAAGGACGAGGGTATATTGTTAAGGGATATCTTGGAGGAAGAGGTTGACGAGAAATATTACCTGAGCGAGAAGGCCATTAGGTATATCTCAAACGATAAACATATGGAGAAACGATTCACCCAGATCGACGGGGATAAAGCGGTCTCCTTGATGGCCGTTGGCACATGCAATAACACCGGGACCTTTATCTCGGTAAACGGGAAGGCAACATGCCAAAGAAGTTCGACCGGGAGATCCATTGATTCTAGGCATAATTACCAAATCATCAATACTTTTGGTTCGTTAAGGAGAGATCAAACCAAAGCCTCATGTCTCTTAGCTGGAGGCCATGGATCAGGGAACCATTCGGATATGGACCTGATCCTGCAAAGACCTAGGGGCAATAATAAGGGTAATGTTTTCCATGGCAAGGCACCAACCTTATCGTCAAACGCATGGGAACAGAACAATGTGCTCCATAGGATTATCCAGTTAAATGAGAGTAAGGAAAGCGGGGGTATCCAGCCATATCAACAAAACAGGGTATATGATGCGAATGGACAATGTCCGGCCTTGTTAGCCGAGATAAGCGGAAGAAACCATGCCATACTTAGTGTACGACAAGAAAGAAACTTGAAAGATCAAGACGGAAAATCGAACTCATTACTGGCCTCCTCATATAAAGGATCACAAGCTAATGGCATGACCCTAGTGGAGACATCATCTATCCGGAGATTGACCCCGATCGAGTGCTCTAGGCTACAAACCGTTCCTGATTGGTACAAATGGGATTGCTCTGATACGCAGATATACCGTTTGTTGGGCAATGGATGGACTATCAAGGTTATACAACATATACTTAGTTTTCTAAAGAAAGATATTCATCATAGTTGAAAGATGCATTCATCTATGATGAGATAAATAAAAAAACAGAGAAAATGACAAATGAGGAATTGAAGAAATATAAACGGCCATTACCAATGGCATTTACGATGCTTCCGATCGATTTCATATATGAGCATATCGAGGATGAGCACGGAGTCTACGAGACGGGCATGTTCACCTACAAAGGAAAGGATATTCTCATAAATAAGGAAATGGGTGAATGGCATCTGTCCGTATCCGCCAATCACACGCTCGGATATTACGAACTGAAAGAGATACGATACAAGTTTATGCCGGACAGCATGCAGGTAGCGCAGATATTCCCTCCACGTAAGGAATTTGTTAACCTGCACGAGAATTGTTTCCACCTGTACCAAATCAAATTAGATAAATAAGTCATGAAGCAATACAACGATTGGGAAGAGATCGACAAGGACACGAACGGACTTGTCACCTCGCTAACCTACATGGTGCTTTTCTTGAACGACCAAGTGTATAACTACACGGTATCACTCATGGAGGCCATAAGGAATAGCGAGCACTACAGGCATAACGCAAAACGGACGGCCAACGCTATCGAGAGGGGGATAAACGCTTATAACACCAACATCTTCCGGATAGCCAAGGCCAACAAGGAGGCGTTCGCCGAGATAACGCAAAGCATGGAGGAGGACGTGCAGCCTCATATAGACCGGTATTACTACACGATCAGCCAGATATTGCTGGATCACGGGGTATCCGGTTCGGCGAACAGGATAGCATCCTTGTCATCCACGATAAACATGATTGCGCAGATGTCTAGGATCACGATATACGATTTCGGCGAAAGGATGCGGGGGATCGTCCCGTTGGCGTACAATCCCCTGTCCTATCTAGATTTGGGCAGGGTAGAGTTCCTAAGTGACCGGTTATCAAGCGAGGTCACCGGGAAGGACGTGAAAATAAACTTAAATGAGCAGCCCGAGATCGTGAAGGCGTTCACGGCGATAAGCAACGCCTTGCTAAGGCCGGAGGTCTTTGAGAAGGCGTTTGACAGGGCGGGATAATTTTTCAAGGATTTTATTTGGCGTTTTGGAAAGAAGTGGTACATTTGCGATGTCTAACATTTCTCAATAGGCAAGCGGAAGCCTGCCATATATAGCGGGCATTTTTTATGCTTGTAAGATCATCGTATCTATGATATCGGTTCGCAAACCCGTGGGGAACTGTAATGGGACTCCAGCCTATTGAGGTGTTAGACGGCGGGTTAATTGCGGACCGTCTTCTTTCCGCAATGCCATTTTAAATCGTCTAAATTATGGCAACAGAAATTATTTTATCAAAACAAACGATGAGTTCGCTAGAAATAGCTGAGCTTGCAGTAAGAAGGCACAAAGATGTCTTAGAATCTATTAGAAGCATGGAGCCAGCATGGGAGAAAATCACTGGGCGGAAATTTCGGCTCAGTGAATATAAAGATCCTTCCGGGCGATTACTCCCATGTTACGAGTTAGACTACAAGGAATGCATGTACATCGCATCCAAATTCAATGATGAGACAAGAGCGAAACTAGTTCTTCGCTGGGACGATCTAGAAACCGGAAAAGCCGATCCTATAGCCAACCAATCCAGACCATCGTCCGTAACCCCGACAAAAGTCCGTGCCGGAATCGAATGGGTGAAAGGCGTAAGCGAGATGCTGAACCTCAATGACGTTTCCAAGTTGTCATTGCTGGAGAAGGTAGCCACGCCACTTGGATTGCCATTGCCCGATTACGTACCGTCAAAGGGAGTGATGAAGTCGGCTACCGATCTACTCTACGAGAAAGGTTACAAGGTATCACGGAATCAATTCTACAAAAGGGCTATCGAGCTAGGATATATCGAACGTATATCACGTAAATCATCTAAAGGCAAGATCAAATATTTCAACTCCATATCCAAGAAAGGACTCGAATACGGAGAGAATCAGATAAACAAGAACAACCCTAAGGAAACTCAACCGGAGTGGTATGTGGACAAATTCGATTCTCTTATGTTAGTATTGGGATTTTCAAAGATGGAGGAGTTGAACTATGCAGGCTAAAGAATACGATTTCACGTCCTTCAACGAGTTCATTAACAAGGTTATCAATCCATCGGAAATGTGCGAACAATTGACAGACCTTGTATTCAATTACTCATGGTGCATCAACGAGGAAACGGTGGATCGTTTCAAGGACGATATCGCCACGATCTATATGTTGCTTGGGGAGTTCAAGAAACTTGCCGAGCAGAACTAATACTTACCCGGGGTATTCCGTCCAAGGAATACCCCCTTAAATCAACAGGAGAAAATTAGCATGAGAAATAAAGAACTAATCGCTCTTCTCCAAGAGCAAGACCCGGAAGCGGAGGTAATGATCCGCACGTCCGATGGAGAGTATGAGTACGATCCGGTGGATGTAACATGGGACGAAGAGATAGAATGTGTAATTATTCAGGAGGGGTAGATATGAGTAGACTAAAAATACTAAAATCCTCTCTTAAAAAGAAAGAGGATAAATTAGACAAAAAGATCAACGAACACTTTGGGGATGTAGCCTCCGCTAACGGGCAACCTCTTAACGATAAGAGGAACGGCCCGGCCACTATGCGAAGATGGGATAGGCAGAACAACGCTATATCCAATCTCCAAAAGGAGATAGACAAAACCAAGTCGGCCATAGAGCGAGAGGAAGGTAAGCTCATAGGCATGGCCCGTAATAAGGAGCTAATGCCAAAGGAGATCACAGATCTTATCGATAATGGCATATTGATACAATGGGGTAAATATCCGCATATATTGTTTGTTGACGGAGTGGATAAGGCACGGATAATCTGGGATAACAAGAAGAAGATGGTCATGCACAAGTTCGCCGATTCATTAAAAGACAAAAAGCAAAGAAAAATATTCGCCCGGGTGTATAATTCGCTTCATGAGGCGATCAACAAGAAGGAGAAATAAAGCATGAAGAAAATAATGTTCAATGACCGATTTAACAATTAAATAAACAATCATGAATCAAATATGCACGAATAAAAAACAATCATCCCGGCTATTAGAGGCCGGGGTGAGACCGGATACGGCAGACATGTATTTGGATGAATTTGAATTGCCGGTCGCATTTGAATATAGAAGGATTGAAGGGCACGTGGGTCAAGATATGGCATTCCCGGCTTGGTCTCTATCTAAGATGATAGAGATACTGCCTAAATCATACCAAGACGATATAGACGGAATGGTTTATTACCTGTCCGGTAATTTAGTCGAGTTAATGTACGCATCGGACAAGATCGAGGACGAGGAAGGCGACAAAACTTACACTTGCGCAAACTCCTTTAACAAGGAGAACCTAATGGACAATGTGGTTGACGCTATAGAATGGCTCATCAAGAGAGGTCACTTGAATAAGAAATATTTAACAGAGAAAGGAGGATCAAATGCGTGAGATTAAATTCAGAGCGAAGCGTATTGATAATAATAAATGGGCGTATGGTGGATTGGTTCAAGCCGACGACTATTGCATTATAGACCAGCGGAATGAACTGTATGTTGAGATAGAGTATAATTTTAGAGGTGATACTCACTTCTTTCGATTGTCTGGAGTTATGTGCGATAAAACAACTATAGGCCAGTACACTGGCCTAAAAGACAAGAGCGGAAAGGAGATTTACGAGGGGGATTTAATAAAAGCCCCAAGCGGACGTATTTATGCCGTTATATTCTCAACATGGAAACATGAAGAGAAAAGAGAGTTTCCCAAAGTAATTGACTTGTATGAACATACAGGATGGTGCATATCCCTAGATGGGGTTAATCCATGTGAACTGCTAGACTTTGAGGTGTGCCAAGGAAGTGTTATTGGGAATGTTTATGACAATCTCGAATTGCTGAAAGGAGGATCAAATGATTAAGGCAATACTACCCGCAGTCATTATGCTTTCAGTAATATTCATATTATCCTCCGGAATGACAATACAGTTTAAGCCTTTCCATATATCTTTTTCCCAACCCTTCTTCGGCCTAGGACTCATATTGATGATAATAGGATTTATGTTATGCTTAGGTTCTTTTTATTTCAAGGGCCGTGATAGTATGGGATATAACAAGGGGTTTGAAGCAGGATGCGAATATGTGATAGGTTTAATTAAAAAAGAAAATAAATATGAGCAAGATTGATTTCAACGCACTCCGTGACCGTTCGTACAAATGCGCATGCGATCATGGGTTTCATGACACGGATTTGAGCAATGGACATCTTCTGATGCTAGTGATAACAGAGCTTTCGGAGGCCGTTGAAGCGGATAGGAAAGGAAAATATTTCAAAGGCATATCGACTTTTGAGCGTGAGTTTAACCGTTATTCCGTTTTAGTTGATGAAAACAAATGTTTTGAACGCGCATTTGAGAAATGTGTCAAGGACACGATATCCGATGAAATGGCCGATGCGGTTATCCGCTTGCTGGATCTCGCAGGAGCGTTAGATATCAGCCTTGAAGATATCTACGATTTCATGAAAGAGCCGGAATATAAAGACTGGGATGATGCTTTAAAGGAAATGTCTTTTACTGAGAGGATGTTCTTTTTAACATCTATCCTAACCAACGATGGGGATATAGCGGAAGTAATCAAGGCTTCAATCGTAATTATATTTCTTAATGCGGACTTGCTGTATATAGATCTCTTATAGCACATCGATAACAAAATTAGATACAACGAATTAAGGGAGAATAAACATGGAAAGAGATATTGAAATGGAACAAGCAGTAGAAGTAGCGGCAAAGGAATTTGCGCTAAGTGATATAACAAAAGGCTTACCAGTAAGAAGCGCCAGCTTTAAAGCTTTCAAAGCAGGTGCCGAATGGCAGGCAAAGCAATCACCATGGATAAGCGTTGAGGAACGGTTGCCTGAATGTAACACAGAAGTTGTCATATATCATGAATATAGATTCTATGTCGGCTTTATGTATTATTCTATGAAATCGATCTGGTGGAGGGTAAACGAAGACGAAAGAACCGATATGATAGTTAGCGAATATGATTTTTGGATGCCTATACCCGATCTTGGGGAATAGTATTAACCGAGCCTTCCCTTGAAGGCTCATAATTTAAATAACATGTGCGTACTTATTTACGACGGAGATGTAGAAATACAATCCCCTAAACAACTAGAGGATCATTTCCCGCAAATCACGAAAATTATCCCAGCGGAAGGGTATGACAATATCATACCGGAATCTTGCCTGTGCCAAGTGGACATAGAGAATACTCTTGATAGTGCCGGAATAAAGTATATTGAAGATTGCGGGGACTATATAATCATTAATTCATGGGAATAAGCCAAATTGTCCGGGACGAGAGAGGATTGAAAAAGCTTCTTCGATCGTCCACTGGATTAAAAGTATTCGAAGCTAGGTACGTCGGATGTTACAACGGATTTATAAGCTTGTCAGACGAGGCGATACTAGACAAAGCCCATATCACTTTTTACAGGGGAAACTGGGATTGTAATAATGGAGGAATATACAAAATATGTATTTATACCCCTTCCATTGGGAACAGGGCAAATGTACCATACATCCAGTCTATCGTGCGTAAGATAACTAATGCCTTGGATATCCGCTTCGGAAAAGATGGATGGAATGAGTGTAACCGATCATTGCTTGAACGATGGAGACCGTTAAGCAGATTCTCGTTCTATTTGCAGTTGCCTAATTTCAGAGATATCATAACAGGCACATCAAGTGCCTAATCCGGGCCATAACCTCGTAGAAGTTGACAGGCTCGAACGACAACGATTCTATAAGGCGGTCTATTTCCCGTCTTACAGAATCGTTTCTTTTCTTGTTATGTGATCGTGTCTTAGTCATCCATGGCGCACATGTAAATCCAGACCTTGCCTTCAGGAGCGTCATCATCCATGAAGTAGAAATTGACAGCGTCCTCGATGATCTTTTTCTCGGCATCCGGACCGAACCATTCCGTGAACTTTACTTCCTTGTCGTGCCACGCTGAATTTAGCGCAACGTAAACATCCCAAATATTAGCGTTGCCCGGTACGCTCATGCCTTTAGCGACGGCGGTTACTTGCTGGATGTTCCAGTGCTCACCCTTATCCTCCCCCGACTTGCCTTTATGGTGCATTGCCGCCACGTCCATCTTAGCGAAATGCTCATTATAATGAGGACCGCAAAAAACCTCATGTATATCACGTATGGCCTCGTCATACGTGTCGGGATCTTTCTCTTTTAGACACTCCATAGCCTCGTCCAGCTCGCATATGGCCTCCCACATCTTTTTCTCGGATACCATCCCTTTCGAATGATAGTCCTTCATCAATTCCTTGTATCTCATACCCTGTCATTTATTTTATTCTGTGAATATTGATTTCAGTTCCAGAAAATCCGCTTCCGTTATACGGATAGCGTTCGTTTCGCCTAGGATAAAATTCATAAGAGCGTTATCCGGAAGTTCCACCAATATAGATCCCTCCCCGATCGTACCCTTCAAGAATCCTTGCTCGAACTTATACGGCTTCATGCTCTTGAATACGTTCATAGCGTCATCGAATAACTCTTCCTTATCGTAATTGCCGTTCTCGTCAGCCGCAAACAACATGAATCCTTCCACTTTCTCAGTGATCTCCTTATCCTTTTGCACGAGGATGTTATGGACACCCCTTTTAAGATACTTTCCAAGAGGCTTGAACGCCGTGTTCCCGGAGACGAAAGAGTCAACCCTTTCCTCCGCCCATATCTCCACCGAGTTAATTAGCCTGCTTTTTAGCTCTAGAGCTTGTTGCTTTAGTTCCATAGGACTCTTTCTTTAATTGTTCCACTTCCTCTCTCAAGGTACTGATAGCATACCCTTGTCTCTTGACCTTATCGATCAATTCGATAAGCATACCTTCCTCACGTGTCATTTCTTACCTCCTTTTCCGCTATTCTTCAATTTAAGGAAGTCGGCGTATGGCATATCGGCGTATTTGGCCGTGTACTCAGCGAACAACGCCATGTTCTTGTTAACCTCCTCTGAGGCCGATTTCTTTATCTTCTTGGCCATTCCCAACAATTCCTCCAAGGCGGCCTTTCCGTCCTTGCTCTCCTCCACCAACGGACGCATGATGCGCATGTATTCACGGTTAAGGATGGACATTACCTTTTGGTAGGCCTGTTGATACTCCGGATTGTTATTGACCATTTCGAACTCGCTATCCGACATCTCGCTAACGAGCTTATCTATCTCGTCCCACACCGGATTACGGCTTTGGGCCTGTTGCGCAGAAGGGTTAAGCATACGTTGCTTCTGGATCTCCATCTGTTGCTGCGCTTGCTGGAGACGCTGAATGTTTGCTTCTATCTCGCTTATATTCGGATTATAAGGATTGCTACCTAATACAGGGTCACTCCCCCCTAAAAAAACATTTGTCTGCATGATAATACTGTTAGTGGTTAAAAAAAGGAAAGCGGCAAGCGCCCCCTAGGGAGCACAAGCCACTAACTTTACCTTAAGCCGTAGGTGCCGGAGCGGATGCCGGGCATGAGCACGGATTGTAGCTAGGATAGCCTGTTACCGTAGGGGTATTTGGCAATACCAATTCTCCCGTGATCATACGGCAGGTTCTACGATCGGTGTAATTGACACTAGCCGTGAACGCCTTCTCGATCTCGCATTGAAGCAACTTGTCTTGGTAAGGACGAATCGCCGAACCTACAGCCACCTGACACCTCAATTCATCAATCTGAGCCTTCAAGACATCGAACTGGTCTCTTTGGTTCTTGTATAGACCAAAATCAGCGTCTACCTGTGACTTGTACAATCCGAAATCAGCGTCTACCTGTGATTTCCACAAGGCGAATTTCTCGGCGATATCCGTCTGGCGGTGATCGTAATCGGCTTGCATACCTGAGACTTTCAATCCCCACATTGCGTTTGTAAGCGATAACGCCTCCTCACAGCCTTTCTCCCAAGCCATGAACGCTGTCGGAGCGCCTACACCGGAACCACCACCGCCTCCTGTGGTCGTGTTGATGTTAACGTTCTCCGGCATACCGGCTCCCCAGCCACCGCCGAACAAGCCGCCACGGTTACGTGACACCGCCCAAGCTCCAAGAGCCGTACCAATGATACCCAATGTCAAGCCGGCGTTACCCACGCCCTTGCTTGCGTAATCCTTGTGCTCATCCTCATGGACGATCTCTTTCTCTTTAATGATTTTCTCTGCTTCCATATGTGAAGTTTTTTATGGTCATATCCGGGTTATCCCGGACACCACAAAAATCCAGAGAAGTGCTTTGCTAAATAAATATCTCCTTGCTAGCTTGTTGCGAGGTTGTTGCTAGTTCTTTGCGGAAGGGGATGAGACAAAAAAAGCGCCGCCAATTTGTGTTGACGACGCTTTTACCTTTTAAGGGAGGCTTTATAATGATATGGAAAGGAGCTCTTCTCCTAATTTATGCAAGGCTTATTTTTTATGGTTGGTTACTTTTTATATCTACCGGTTCCACCTGTTTCCAATACATGCATTGTAGCGTGGTTGGACTAGATATATGTTTTTTTTCTATCTGAGTATTTATCGAAACTATTCCTTTCTAGGAATTCATCATACTCCTTAGCTTTTGGTTCATCTAAATTTTTCATATCATTCTATTTTATATAGCATGAAATAATTTTATATGGTAGACAGGAACTCTGACAATGAATCCATGTCCGAAAATTCTTTAACCTCACTGTCCTCATGCATATTCCTCGGTTTATTTCTATTACCTTTTACTATTTTCATCATCAGATCTATAGAGTCGCTCTCATTCTCCATAGAGACCCTCACTTTATCCAAGGCCAAAGCCTCTATTGTATTGCATAACTCATCCGCAAATGATCGAGACATAAAATATACATCCTTAAAATCTATACGTACACATGGGCTATTCAAATCCTTAGCCCTCATATAGATTTTTTTAGCTTCTGTCCTAGAACGAAGCTCTCCCCTTATCAATTCTGATATCACAATTGTCTTTTCCATGATCTTCATTCTAAATATTCATAAAAATTAAACATCCTTTCCTCTTTATATGGTATCCTTAATGCCACTATAGTTCCATCCCATTTTATATAATCAGGAAGTCCTATATATGATGTCTCTTCCTCTGACATAAGATGAAACGCTTGCCCAGACAGCAAAAAATATGTTCCTCCAAGTCCCTTAGACAACATTCTCTTGCAAGTACTTATACCATAACCACGATTCTCGGTATCTGGTAAATTTTTAGTCGATATACCCTTTCCCGCGCTTTTTAAAGCCTCCACATCGTTAGTTATACCTCCCTTGCCTGACTTAACATAACTACCCAGTATACTTATACCATTATCCGCTATGCAAATGTCTATATAACTCTTTGACGGATAATACTGAGCAAATATATAACCAAATTCACTCTCTGAATGTTCAGATATATTGTCAATCGTCTCAGTCAGCATATAAGATAAAGCCTTTCTCAACTCTCCTTCAATATTTAATTGCCTTATCATTATATTCTCTGCTACAGATAGTATATCGTTTTTTATGCTATCCTTGCTTTTACATCCCGGGAACTTTATTATAGGAATATATTTTTTCATGGAAAAATATTCCATATAATTATGAAAATCACTAACACTGTCAGCTACTACACCTCCTTCAAAATGAATAGAGTCCAGATAGCTTTTAACACTGTCCGATATATTCTTGCAAACCACATTCTTACCGCACTTATCTCTATAAAGCATAAGAGGCAATAAGAAAAATGGAGTCACAAATGCCGTATATTGGAAGTTCCATATGAAATCATCATCATCGGAATTCTCCATTTTCAGGATTATCCTGAATAGATGATTGAAGGCTTCTCCTATCCTAATATCATTTACCGCATGTGGCATATATATTTCCATAATGAAACTTTTCGTATACAACAAAGCCTCTGACAAGGCTGGTTACTTGACGAGGCTACAAAATCACCTTTTACGCCGCAAATGTCGCAAAAAATTTTGTTATATGAAAATTTTTTCATAGACAAATCACATGCCTTACAACATAACGCAACCTCAGACCATACCGGATAACTCCTCTTTGACGCTCTCCACCGTCCTCCTCAGGTAGTAACTCCTCCTTATCCTGTCCGGGTACAAGTTACGCATCCGGTTGACGGCTTGCCTCGTCATTCCAGTCAGATCGGATATGATATTGTCGCTCAACTTGCGATCGGCCAGTATGGTTATAGCCACTCCCCTAGCGTCAACGTTCCTCTCCTTGTTGTTGCTAAACATCATTACCGGATCGGTTCCGCACTCCTTGCAGACCGCCTCGATTACTTTCCTGTAAAAATTTTCGACCTTGTTCATTTTTTTGCAGATTTCATTAACAAAATAACGCCACGCATGTTATATAAGGGAAGCCCCGAATAAACACACATGGCTTGGCTATGTTTTCCTTCGTCCGGGTCGAATCAGAAGAAGGAATAGGGGCTTTATTCAATACCCGCCCCTATGGGTATTACTCACCAGATCCTATAGAACCCACCTATCCCGACATAGGGTGACAACCCGTGTTTACCGATCCCATAACCGGCTATCGCTCCGATTCCCCATCTACGTGGGGTGATCGTCTTGGTTATATACTCAGTCCTTCTATAAACCTCGATGTAGTCAAGATTAGGCTTGTAACCCGAAATTGAAAGCCGGTAATCATCCGTCTTGTACTCCTTGCTGGTTATGGGTACCGGAACATATACAGGTTCCTTTACCGTGTCACCGTCCAACGTGATATAAACAGGGAACGGCTCAGGTATTGTTTGTACCAGTGTCTCATAGACCGGGTACGGGATGCTGTCATGTATCGTGTCAACATAAGTAAACGTGTCGGTCTTATGTATTTGATTGCCATCCACATCCCCCCGGATATGGTAGCCAGTCGTGAAACTGGCTACCAAGCACACTAGTATTAATATTACTTGCCAAGGTTTCATATATTGCGATACTCCTCCTCGGCATTAAAACACGGACACATCTTCATCCACTCGTCCGGTTCAATCTTACCGTTACCGTTAAGATCCGGGGATAGGTCACGATGACCGCAGATCCTACTATCCGGGAACTGTACGACCAAATCCAACAACAGCCTTATAATCGACTGTCTCTGTGCCTCCGTACGTGTATCATCCGGATTCCCGTCCGGATCAAGACCACCCTCATAGCATATTCCTATACTGTTCTTGTTATATCCGGTCACATGAGCCGGAATCAATTCCAATGGACGCATAGATACTATCTCCCCGCTCTTCCGGATATAATAGTTATAACCCGCGGAGTTGAATCCTCTCGCCTTGTGGTCTCTCTCTAATTGCTCAGGGGTATAATCCTTATCTACCCTAGTGGCCGAACAATGGATCACGATCAAGTTGATTTTCCTGTTAATCGTTCTCATATCAATTATTTTTTATACTTTTATGCGCTTTGTTAACCTTGCTATCCTCCCTTGCGAAAGACAGGAAGCTAAAATTTATCCGGCTCCCCTATCCTTTTGGATCTGGGGAGCCTTCTTTATCGCAATCTTTATCCTCCTTATCCTCACTATTTATATTGTTCTCGATAGGAGGATTCCTATTGGTACATTTCAAATCTCTGCATTTAAGTACTTTGTATACCGCTATCTGGGTTGTAAGACGGTTATTCTCGTCACGAAAATGTCCCTGATCGTCGTATAGTTTATCTATAAGATTGCTCAAACCTTTCTTTTCCTCCTGACTTTTGATATACAATTCCTTCCATTGCTCACTCGCTTTCGTCTCATTCTCCAACTCGGCCGATTTCCTCTTTTGCGGAAACATCAGCACTGCTCCAAGACCACCTCCTCCAACAAAGGTTAATACGGCGGTTAACATCATCGTCCAATCCATTCTTCCGATGCTTTTTTTAATTAGTTAAACAACCACTACGCTCTCATCCTCTCTCGCCGCCTCCCACTCGGCGAAATCGCTATCCACACGGTCTTTCAACGCCTTCCTTTCGTTAAGGAACGTCTTATAAGACTCCACGTATGACAAGTCCAGTATGCCCAGCTGGGCGGCGTTGTAGTCGTTCAGCTTCTTTTGCTCCACGTCCTTGTCCCATAGGGCGTTGATACAGGCCTCCAATATCTTGTTGGCCGTCAACGTGGGCCATACCCTGACCTCGTTGTAACTATAGGAGATCACGGGGGCCATATCGTCACCCATCTCCCTTCTCTCCTCTCTAACGTCCCACCGGTAAAGGTAGGATCCGTCACCGTCCTTTTCCATAGTGATCGGTATAGTGTCGCTATATGTTCTTTTCATGTCTTGTTATTTAATCGTTATACAAAAAAATTCCCGACGTGAGACGTGCGGCTACGCCGACGTTTTACGAAATTCGGGGAAAAAGCAAAGGCGCGAACCGAAGTATTTAGCCGCAGCGGAAGACGCATCATGCGTATTTATGTAAGCAAGGCCCGAATTCTGCCCAATGTCCGCAGAACCGCCAACCAGCACCGTCTGCATGCGGTTAGCTGATGTATAGGTGTAATAGTAGTCACACCAGTAGGTAGAGGAGCTACCGCCGACCTCCGTGGCCACTATATCGCCATCTTCTCCAAGCAACATCTTCTTGGCATAACCATCTGTACGGCAGATATTGCCTTTCTTGTCATAGCCGGTGTAAGAGGTGTCGCTGAAATTCGACGGGTCATCGGTAGTCCATAATATGGATAATCCCGCATCGCCCGTGGTGACCTGTATATTGGCCCCGTCAGTATATTTCCATATATGGCCGAACGGATTCTCTATACCACGATACCTGTTAGCCATCAACGTGGCGTGAGTACCGCCGGAAGCGTTCTTCACCACATATGCCTTCTCTCCCGAGCCGTTCCCGAACTCGTTGGTATAGCCGCATGGGATAAGGGGGTTGGCGTTGTTGAAGTTAGTCCAATCCGTCATTTGCGTCGGTCCCGGACCTAAGCCACCTTGGGCGAAACCGTTAGCGTCCTTCTGGGCGTTGAAAGGCTTCTGGCTGTCCAGCGTGGCGTACTCGACGGCGAATAGCCAGAACAGGATCTTGTGGGCGTTATAGGTATACATTTCCCATCCGCTGCCTCTTTTCCTCGCGGCTTGCCGGAATTGGTCCCGGGTGAGGTTGGTGACGGGACGGCCTAGCAAGGAACGGTAGGTGCCGTCCCAATCAGAAGTATTATCCCCTCCTCTTAAGTTATTTAAACTACTATTTCCATCAGAATATGCATATAAATTTTCTGACCATAGTTTTCCTTCACTTCTTGAAATACATGCTTCATAAGTAGAGATATAAAATTTATCTATATGATTATATCCGGGTAATGGAATTTCTGATAGCATCATTCTAAACTTTGTACCATTAGTATATAATTTGTACCAATGCTCAGGGATTTCTGTCATAATACTTCCATCCAGTCTTTGAACCATACCACTAACAGAAGCAGCAGTAACCGCACCTAACCTATCAACTTCACACATTCTCATCTTACTTTGGATAGGTAGTTCTCTATGTAATTGCATATTACCTACTCTAACTCCATCAGGACTAGATGATGCAGTATCCCATTCAACACCATATGCGTATCTTTCTTCTAGATCTGGTATATCCTCCCAAGCGGGGGTCCACTCGGTGGAGATGTCGCCGTACTCGAGCTTGATCTTGTAGATGGTGGAAACACTAGTATAATTTCCGGGAGCTGCATATATCCTTATCGTCGTGTTATCTGAACTACCAGCTATCCAATTCCAAGTAACATTACATCTTCCATTAACAAAATCTTCTTTTTTAAGAGTAACCCTTTGATTTGTTATACCATCTGAAGCATAAACTTGAAAATATGTCTTATCCCCGCCTAATTCTCCCCATATAGTCAACGTGACTTGAGTTCCCTCTGGTATCTGTTCCGCCAACCAATAATTAGCGATATTGTAATTCGAGTTGCTAACCTCCTTCCCTGATCCCAGCAACAGGTTCCTGCCGTACACGGGCAGCTTGCGGTACTTGCCGTCGGCCATCAGCGACTTATCCTTGTCTCCCTTGGTCTCCAGCGTTATCGACACGTCCGGATCGTCATTTTTTGCCTTGTCCGGCGTTATGGTTATCTGACCGTTAGACGGGGTGGATGTGACAACGGGCTTTAACTTATCAACGTCCGTCCTTAGACCGGTGACCAGATTCCGGATATCCGTATCGTCGTAATGGTCACGCAAGTTAGGCGTGGTTATGGTTCCCTCCGCGGAGGTTATCTCCAAGACGTATTCCGTGTCCGTGTTAGTCTTTATCCTCACCTTGATGTCTTGCATCATCAATGGAAGCTCGGCGTACGTATGGACACCGTCCGAGAACTTCATGTTTAAATTGCCGTTCGATAACCGCTCGAAAAGCCATAGCGACGGCGGGTATATGGTGCTGTCAGCCGTCCACTCGGCGGTGGACTGCTCTATCTGTTGGTATACGTAAGCTCCTCTCTTGCTCATGATAATATCCCTTTATCGATAATTGTTACTGATTCATTGTAGTAATTCGCCCCGGTCAAGTAGACGTTCCCCGGCAAGGCGGCTCCTGAAGACTCCTCCCATATGGCCTTACCCTCCACTATGTCGTGGAGCTTGTAGAACGTAACGTCGCCGGGAGACTCCCTTAGATAGACCTCACCGCCTATAGGGTAGCTCTTGGTCTCGCCGCCCTCCTCGTAGGTCACGTCGTTCGCCCCCGGGACATGGTCGATCTCCCTTGTCTTGTATACGCCGACCACCGCCCCGTCCTGTCCTTGCGGGATGGTAAGATCTAATTCCGCTAATGGAACCCCTTCCTCGGTCTCTCCCTTCTCGGTTATCGTGGCTTGGGCCGCCGTTCCCGGGAGACCGGTCGTCACCTTCCCGATCGATATCTTGGGAGAGAATCCCCTAGGGCCTCTCTGCAACACGAAGTTCATCCTGTATACGGGGTTGCCGGATGCGTCCGTGCCCCCGTCGGACAACGATACGGAAGGATACGTGCCCGCCGTTATGGTGCCTATGGAGAATTGCGGGGTCTTTCCGGTGAAGCCTCTCATGCCGGACACGTCCACGATGTAATCGTAGCCCGTGGATGTCCTAAGATATAGTTTGCCGGTATCCTCCTCCTCCACGCTGCCCGTGTTGATGATGACGAATTTACCCTCCGGGACGTTTGCCTTGTCGGACTCCATGGCCGATACCGATTTATAGACCTTGTAGATCGTGAACGCCTCCGGTTTCAGTATCCTGTCCGTCTTGATATAGGCCCCGGTAGCGTAATCCCACGTGTAGACATGGAAATCATCGCCGATATAGCCCGGGTGGTCAGACACCGACTTGGCGTTCTCAGCCGCCGTGTTCGCTTTCTCGGTTGCCGCGTCCGCCCTCTCCAAGGCGTGCCTCACGTCGTTCTCGAACTGGGTCTTCAAGGCGTTCACCTCGCTCACGATAGCGTCCATCCTCTCACGCACATCGGCGGCGGCTTCCGTGGCCGGCCTCTTCAAGTCGGCAAGCGGTATGAGGTTCTGCCACATCCCGTCCTCGTAACGCCACTGTATGTAATCTGCGGTGACCTGCAAGACGATCTGCTTCCCGTCAACGCCCCTCAACAAGGATATGGCCACACGCACGAGATCATAGGCCGATCCGGATTGCCTGAACACCGGCAAGGACGATATACCTTGCAGGCTATCAGCCTCCTCGTACTGCCCCGGGTCTTTCGACGTGGTCAGCAAGAGGTCGTTGACCGCCGACGCTATCTTCTGGATGTCCTCGGGGGTTACCTCGGTGCCCGATGATAGGATGACGCTTTCCATGTCAATCCTGGGTTTGAGGGTTGAAGATATCGTTAGTATCCTCCAAGATAGTGACAATGACAGATTTTCTCTCTTCCAAGGTCAAACCGACATTCAGGCTAATGCCTGTACTTCCGTCCTTATCTATATTGGCCGATCCCATATAATCATCATATTTAGACACTCTAGCGTTCACGCTCTCAAAAGGAACTCCCTCGTCTGATTTAGCGGTATATATTACCTTCAGGTCTCCTACCGAGTTCTCCCACGTCGTGTTAGTTACACTTTTTTTCTTTATCATGATATTGCCTCCTCTTCTTTGCCTGTTATATTCTCTGCGCATTTTCCTACTGAATCGTAAACTAAAAATGCGAAAGATCTTTTTACGATCTCCATCATTTCCAAATATTCCTTGTCTGGTATATCAATCGGTCCCTCCGAATAATATATCACCCTTGCCAAATCATGCATCGGGACATCCATGGCTCCACGATGAACAGCATTACCTATCTCTTTCCTCAAATCACGGGTTTCGAATTCATCTATACCCATTTCTACATTCAGTTCCTTAAAATTAATTCTTCTCATATTATTGATTATTTAAAATTGTTACCCCCATGAGACAAAAGCGTGATATGCATCCGTCCCTACCACTACTACCCGGAACATTTTATTTTGATCCAGATTAAATGAATTAACAGATTCTCCCGCAGCGTTGAATAAATACATGCCGCTTGGCTTAAATACAGTAGGCTTTACCGTCGACCATCTATTCCATATGTATAATACGATAGAGAAGTTGTCGGTGCTTGATATACCCAAGGATGAAGCTATCTCTGATCGTGTAGGTAGATATATCGTTGTATAACTAGAAGTATAAATCTCAAACCTTGTGCCTCTATTGACAGGCAGAGTGTTACTTGTAGAAGACGGTCCCCATGTAACAAGATGAGCGTCATATACCGCACCTTTTACCAACATGTCCCCGATAGCGCTAACAGCTATATTTCGGCCTCCATTCTGAACCCTTACGTAGATTCCGTATTTCACATCTTGTGTAGATATGGTATTCTCGAATCTTGCCAACGACCTGATACCTCCCAATGTTCCCGGAAGCGTGTTAAGACCTATTCCAGACCATAAACCGGTAGCCGAAAATCCCAAAAATCCATCATCACCTCCCGAATGGAGAAAGAACTTCCCGCTTGAATAACCAGTAGTGTATTTATTGCTGAATAACCCGCCATCCTCAATCGTAAATCCACCAATGCTCGCCATATTCGCATAAATTGCGTCCGTGTCAATCAGGGATGTGATAATATGACCTCCTGATATGATTGTCGCTCCCAATTGGGCTTGCTCAACCTTATCTAAATAAGCAAGAGCCTTTAAAGAAGAACTGTTTGCCTTACCGTTAAATTCGGTCAATAAAGAATAAGCCAAGTCATTCTTTGATATGGAACTTGCGTAGGCTAGTGTCCCTAAAGCGCCTTCGCTTACCTTCCCGTTTAGTTCCGATTGCAAGGCCGTACTCATCATCCCTTTGGTGATATAGTCCTCATAAGCCAAATCCCCTAGAGCGCTCGAGTTTGCTTTCCCGTTAATAGCGCTTTGAAGATCCGTATTAAACATGCTGAACGTCACCGCCCCTACAAGATTGATTCTCTCCGCCTTGATCGTGGTGGTGGTTGCCGTCTGGTTGATATACGATATGATATTATCGCCGTTCTCCAAGCTCTTGGCGGCGAACAACGCGTTTCCTTGCGTGGTATTGATCCACCCAGCCGTATCTATCGTATTCTGGATATTATTGACATCCGTGGATATCCCGCTTATCTTGCCATCCTGAACGGTAAGAGCGGACGATACCTCACGCCTTATGGCCGCCGTCTCCGTATCGAACTCGGTATGTGTCACCCTTGCGGCTATCTCCATGGCCATGACCGACAACTCGCCGGTATATTTCTCGTAGATCTTGCCGGTCTCGCTATCCACGTAATCCTTAGTGGCCAGTAACTTTATATATTCCTCCGTCTGCAATATCCGCGTCTCAAGCTTTATCACGGCATCGGCCAGCCTGTCATTGAACAACGACACGCCGTAGATCAATATCTCTCCGGTGAATCCGATCCGGAAATCCCCGGTACCGTCCCATTTGCCGGCTTTTGACAGCTTGACGTACTCGTCGGACGGATCGAGGGTCAAGGAGTCGTACAACTCCTGCCCGGCGAAACCCACCGTCAAAACACCTCGTCTCATGACCTTGTAGAAAAAGGCGTACGAGTAGGTCCCAGCCGCCTTATCGCCTTTCATGTTGGCGTTTGACTGGTATATGGTAGTCCCCAGCAGACGGAGCACATTACGATCACCGTCACGGTAGATGTCCGCCACCTCTCTCTTCTCCGAGTAGAAAGCGCCGCCTATCCATAACAGGTCGCCCCCGACGTTAATGAAATGGACCTCGTTCTCCGACCGCCAATAATTTGTGTCCTTCCCGAACGTGGAATTGACAAGTATATTCCCGGATTCCAGAGACATGTCGTTCCTCACCCCCTCGATCTCGCTCCTCAGCTCCCCGTTCATCACGGAGAACTGTTGTTCCACGGTCATGCCGTTATCGAGGTATATGGACGAGTTCTCTATATAGATTCCGTTAAGGTAAGCCCCGTAACCCTTCAGTTGCGTACCGTTCTTGGTACGGATCATGGAGAGGTTGCCTATCTGGGCCTTCAGCGTGTCTTGCGTGGAAACGCCCGTGATACCGTCATATACGGCGATGAACGGCGCTCCTTGATCCGCCGATGTCAGATAGATAAGGCCCTGCCTAGTGGTATCCCTGTCGTTACCCCATCGCATGGCGAAATCCCCAGCCTCTGGCTCGCCGGTACCCTCTATCAGCGGGTAGGCCACGTCGAAATAGTCGGATGAGATACCGATACAGCGACCGAATAGATATTTAGTGGACGTGATACCGTTCCTTCTCTGTATCCTCACTCCATCACCTTCCCTGAGGTTCATCAGCATGAGACCGTCCATGTCGTCCATGTAGCATCTCCAACGATCGGACAGCCTCTCGACCCTCCCTATCTTGTTGATATCGGATACGATCTGGTTGCCGCCCAACCCGTATATCTGCGAATACACTATCTCGTAGGCCGTGAAGGTCTTCCTAACGAATATGTTGTCAAAGGTTCCAGTGGCCGTGGGGATGTCTATCTCCGTGCCCCAGCCGGTGAAGCCGGGGGCGAACGATATGGAGCCGATCTTGTTGCCAGCGTATATATCGGAACGCACCTTCAACGCCTCCATGATACCGGAACCGTCGGCCTTGATCTCCCAGCCCTTACCGTCCATGCCGTCAAGAAAGATGGAGGAGCCTATCTTCTTGTCGAAGATGATCTCTCCCGCCGCCTCGTCATTGATATCCTTGCGAAGATACCTCTTATCCAAGTCCTCAAGATCGAGTATGTCACAGGTATCCAAGCCCGTGACATGGCCGAAGTCATCTAGCAATACGGACGCAATACCTTTCTTCTTCGTCTTATTTATACTCTCTTGAGAAGAGGTATCCTTATGGGAAATCGTATATATATTATTGATATCCGATTTTATCTCTATACCCGGACCTTGTGCCAAGGAGAAATCGCCGCCTCCCCCCTCACCTCCGCTTCCGGAACCTTGACCTCCTATCCTTCGCACCTTATTATCACTGGCAAGGATGAACAAGGCGGGGTCTCCGGCGTAATCATTCACGAACAACTCGCCCCTCGTCAATCCGGAGAGGTGCCATTCCTTGGTCCCGTCATCTATAGCGACGGGAGGAGGAGCTGCTTGCAGCTTACCCTCGGACATCACCGTATCCGACCCGTACCATATATGTTTGGTCAATTTCTTTTTGCTCATAACGAATCCAAGTTTGATTGATTGACAAAGGCCCCCACGGAATCATCATACACCAGAACCTGCCCGTCCTTGGCGTTTGCCACGTTCACGCTTATGGAACCCGTGACCCAAGATCCGTCCGACTGTTCCGTGAACCCGTTAAAGGAGATATTATCCGCTCTCTCAACGTTAAACGTATAATCAAACAACGGGTATCTCTCGGCTATCACTTGCCTCTCGGGTACGCTGGACTCGCTCCGGACATACCTAACGCCGTTTATCCTCACCTCGGACAGACAGAATATGTTATTGATCAAGCGGGCCATCTCGAAAGGTACCCCCTCGTTATCCCCTATCGTGAGCGTGTCCACCTGATACGGTACGGCGTAAAGCTCTATGATCTCTTGCCCCTGTGTCCTGAACTGCTCGTTGCTAACGTTAAGGGAATGCCCATCCGACTTGAACCCTCCCTCTATCCATAGCTTGAAAGTCCTTTGATTGTTTCCAACCTCAAATACCGCCCCGAACGAGGTGATATTATCCCTGTTGGTATAGGACACCTCCGTCAGCCCCTCCAATTCCCCGTTATCGCAAAACCGGAAGGGGAGACTGCTTATCTGCCCCTCACTCCCGATTATGGAAGCCCTATAAAGGCTATTCCCTCTTGGAACGATAAACTCCAGAAGCTTATTCGAGTCGTTGATCTCATAGGATATGGGGGATATGACGAAGCTATCGTTGGCGCAAAGGTCGAACAACCTCATAGACAAAGTGGTGGAAGGGGATACTACGCATTGCACGGTTATATTCTCGGCATTAGAGAAGCGTTGTATATACTCACGCTCCATCTCGATGCCGTTATAGCCCACGTCAAAAAGCAATGGTGATATCTTGCTCACGTTTATCATACGCCTATAAACGCCAAAAGAGCCATACCCCGCAGGATACGACTCCCGCCGGGTATGGCTCTTAGGCTCTAATTTCTTTTTTGTTATGTCCTACAAATATAGGGGATAAGGATCAATTGTCAAAACAAATTCATGTAATTTTAGACAATATCAGCGAATAGGATGCCGTTTGGTATTTCCCTATCTTCTCCGTTATCTCGCTAACCCATCCCTCGTACGATCTCCCTGCGTACGAGAACGATAATTTGCCCCTGTAATTACCCGGGAACGGGGATAACCCCGGGGTCTCCAAGGACACCTTATCAATCCTAATCCTCCGGTCGTTAACCGGCAGGGATATAGGAAGGGTCTCCGATACGCCTCCTATCGATATTGAGGAGTTTCCGTCCGAGGCCGTGAAAGACAGGTAATCCGTGCATATCCCGAGCCTTTCCTTATTGACGAGAAGCATATTTCTCGGCGAGTAGGAGGCGTTAAAGATAGTGTCGGGGAACAATACTCCCGTAACGGCATATATAGCTCCCCCATTCTCTTCTCTTACCAGAACTAACCTATCCCCATCTTTCCTAGCGTGGACAATAAATATGTCATTGTCGGAATCCGTATCCTTCGATTCCTCGTCACGCTCGTTAGCGAGAAACTCCAATCCGTAGCAATCTGCCCTATACGGGCTTATCAATGACAATATGTTGTCCTTTATGTCCAATCCCGTGCTGAAACTGCTCTTGAAGTGAAACTCGTCACGCCCGTTTATCTCATCATAGTCCTGCTTGTCGAATCCAATTTCAACCCCAGAGTATATCAACGACTCATCCACGGATAGCTCCATATTGCTCACGTGATCCAATTCTTTCGTCTCATTGACGAAGAAATCATTCATATGCCGGAAACGCACGCTATTATCAAGTATCTCGTAATCATACCCCATCAACGCCTTGGCGAAATCACAGAACTTGGAGAAGGACGTATGGACCTTCGCGTCCTTTATTCCTCTCACGCTCTCAGCGGCCATCATCCAAGGTATAGGCATGGAACCGGAGACGATATCGCCGGACAATGACACGCCCATCCTTGATAATAACGAGGATAATAGTTTTTTAGGGGAGAAAGCATCTATATTTACGGGCTTGTTGCGAGCCGAGTAATCGATATAGAAATCGTAGTCCCTTGATATCTTGATGATCTCATCGATATCCTCCCCTATAGACGTTACGCACAATATGTAGGCGATCAGCCTGTCACCATCCCTCATAGCGTAGGAAAGGCTCTCATCTACAGATGTAACGCCCGCTGACGATCCATCTTTGCTTAGCAGTATGGCTTTGTCGGACTTCAGCTTATTGTCGGCAGACATATGCCTTATGTGCAACGATGTCACCGCCGTGGTCAGCAAGTCTACGACCATTCGTATCCTTAGATTTATCTCGATCTTATCGACAAGGCACAAGGCGAAATAACCTGTCTTCCCCGCATTATCGTACGGGATATCCATACCTACGTCGTAGACCTCCATCACTCCCTTTACCGGCGTGCTTATCTCCCCGTAAGCCAAAGGTAATAACGTCTCCCGGCTCTGGAGCCTTAAAGCCATGAACCGATCGTAATCAGGCATCAACTCGTTCTCGAAGTTTGGGGTTATATACATCGTGGACTTGTTAAGCAGCTTTATCCTGTCATAATACAATGTATCCTCCTTTAGCTCCGATACCGGGATATCGTATACCTGCGACTTGTTGGCGTTGATGATAGACGCTACGCTATCGTCAATGGCGTTTATGGATATCGTATACCCGTCGCTCTGGTACGTGGAGAAATCGAGCTTGCAACGAAACTTCTCGTTATATCCCCAGCTATCGTTCAACACGCCAATTACCAATATGGCCGAGGCTCTTGTGTAATTGGACAGATACTCGGCCTCCAGAAGGTCATATGCCCCCTTCACGAACTCGAACTTGTTCGAGAAGGAGCGAACGACACCGCCAAGATCCTTTCTCTTAGCCGATATCTCCACGTCCTCCCAGTTCTTGAGGTGATCCGTCACGTCGTATCTCTTCCCTCCTATTAATAACACCGCTTTTATCATACGCATATAAATAAGAAGAGCCGCCCGGGGACAAATACGTCTCCGGTACGGCTCTTTGGCTCTGTCACAAAGATAATGACTATTAAGATAATATCAACTAATCAATCGTCTTATCTTTCTCGATCACCCGCAAGAAATCCCTTACGCATGACACGGCCCTCATCTTGTCCATGATATACCCGTCCTCGTAATTACCCTCGCAACTCAAATTGATGAGCGTATCTATCATATCGTCCATATCCTTAGAGAACAGGCAAGTGGACATACTCTTTATCTCTCTCATCATTTCCGGGGTTATGGTCAAGTTCCCTATTACCAACTCATGCGCATGATCAACCTTGATCTCGTTACCGTCGGCTTTCACGATAATGCTTTTAATCTCATTTTCTTTCATATTCAATCAATCTTTTAATATTCCACAATTATTTTCAAGTCACAAAATGTTAAAGTCTTGGGTATATGTACTTAATCCGTACATCTAATCTATTTAGGTCACATTTTATACTTGGCATAGTCAAGGAAGGGGATCTTTCAAACAATCCTAGTAATCTTACCGTCACCGGGATCACCTCCCAGAAGATGGTTTATGTAAGCCAGCCCCTTCTGGGTTACGAGTACCTTCGTCACGACAAAGCCCGGATGATTCTCCCTCTCAATAAACTTCTCGGTCATCTCGAAATACCCGGCGTTGATGTACTTCTGTTTTGGCTCGTTCCGGTTGGAGAAGAACACGCCTATTTCTTTAAGCTTCTTGAAGAGGATGTTTCTTCCGAACCCTAATTTCAATATCTTCGCAGCCATACCGATATCAACCTTGTCCGAGGTCTCGAAAGCCTTGTCCGCGAAATCGGCCTTGGGCTGGAGCTTGCTGATAGTTCTATTTGCCTGTTCTATCTGCTCTTGCTGCTTGGCCGCCAACATCAACGCCTCCGAGAAAGATTGTGGAATCTGGGAACCTCCAGTCTTGATCTGCTCTTCCATACGGTTGAAAGCCTCAATATAATCTAACTTGAATTGAAGGGCCTTATCACCAGTAAAGCCCATAACCAATAATGTAAATCCATCACGATTCATAATATACATTGGCTGCATACGTCCATAATTGTCTGGATATTCAGACTCTATGAAGAGACTGGCGCAATTTTGCGCCGATGTCAATAATGCTTTTATCGCTCTCATTACATCTTTATGTAATTTGCCAAACTTCTCAGCGACCAATAAGCTGTTCGTGAAAATGCGATTATTATCGCCTTTAAATACTAATTCTTTCATGATCTTAATATATTTGTTGTTGAAAATCCCTTCAAACCCTCCGGCGATATTACCGGAGGGGCATCTACTTCCGATCCTCTCCCCGTCGTTCGAGTTATCCCGCAAGCCTTACGCAAGTCATGTCGCTAATTACACTCATGAACCTATCGTAGGTCTTTTTATTCCATTCCTTGTGATCCGGCATCCAGTCATTGAATATCTCCATGTAGACCACCTCGTGAGATCTATCCTGTACGGTAACGCATAAACCGCCCGTCTCCGGCATAACGCCTACGTTTATATGTACCGGTTTCTTTCCGATCATACACTCCAACGCAATCCTTTGTACGTTCTTCAATACTTCTATCGTTTCCATATCCTTATATTATTAATGTATAGTTATCAATCACCCGAATAAACCCTGTTAGCATAAAGGCTAGCCATACCGACATGAGTAAGTCTTACATTATGGGATCTCTCCGCAAGATCCTTAGCAAACGCCGCACGTTTTTCCGCAAGCTGCACCATCGCTTTCGCCGATCCCCAAGCCTGTTTAAGGCACGAGCCGAATGTACGTCCGTATATTTTGCACTCTCTATAGATCTTATGTGCTTCCTTCATGATCTCACTCTTGTTATATTTCTGTGTTGCCATTGTACTGTTGTTTTATTTTGATGATGCAAAAGTATAGTGTTTCCTGTACCACACAAAGTATTTAGGTAGAAAATACTATCACGTTAAGATTAATTAAGATAGCAAACACTGTACATTTTAAACGGTAAGATTATTTTTGTACTATAATTTAATTTATAACATTATGAGAATTAAGGAACTATTGAAAGAAAAAAGGATGACACAGCAAGAATTAGCCGACAAAATGAATGTAAGTCTTTCAGCCGTTAAACAAATGGTATCTGCTGAATCATTGACTACTACCACATTGGAAAAGATCGCCACAGCTTTAGATGTTCCCATGTGGCAGCTATTCGCCTCCCCTTCTGAAGTACAAAAAGAGAATAATGGAGGGTATAAATGCCCTAACTGCGGATATCCATTAAAGATTAAGGTGGAATGACAATACTACTTACTTTGTCATCTAATATATACTGCAAGTCGCATAGGAGATATACTGCGTTGGCAAGGTAAGTACTACTTAAATTAAGAAATATGTTATCGAACATGTAATTTTCTCCTATACTATTTGCTTTTGTTAACACTATTATCTATCTTTGTCCCATCATTAATTAAACTAAATCAAGTCATGAATAAATTTATTTTACTTAACTTTCTTTTAATGCTATCTATGTCGGTATTTGCAGAAAAATTGGTAGGAGAATATTATTCTTCTTATTGGAATAAAAAATTTGATATAGAAGCCAGTGAAATAAAAAAAGAAAAATTCTCTATCTATATTCAAGTCCCAGCCAAAAATGACAATACAAAAGCAATGTTAGAATTTAGTAGCTCTGATATAGAAGACTTAAAAGGAACATTATTGGCCATAAAGGATAAATTTAATGAATGGTCTCAAATAGCTAAAGATAATAATGTTACAGACATGTCTAAAGATATGGATTTTAAATTGCCATCATCTACTATATGCTGGTATGGATCTAAATGGTTTTTCTCTTTTGGACACAGGCTACAGCCTAGATTTCTCGTATTAGATGACGGAAGACATATTATTACATTTCTAAAAAAAGCAACTTCTTCATCTAATAGATATATAGACGAAACCATTTATTGGGTGTTTGCTTCACCAGAAGAGATAGAGGACTTTATTTCGGTTCTCGATATAGAAAAAATAAAAGAGAAACTTGTGTCCGATGAAAAGAAATCTGAACTATTTAAATAAATTATTTATGAAGTACTTGTATATATTACTTGCAGCCTTTTTTTCTATACAATGTTTTGGCCAAAAAATTAAAAAAAGCGAAATTGATACATTTTCTGGTAAAGCAAATATAGAGACCTCCATAGTGCCAATAAAACAAAGGCTTACGGATGGAGCTGGTGTTTTTTTCAAATGCAGAAATAGTGGCGATATATTATTATCTATGTCGTTGTACAACCAAGGGAATGTTATAGGCAGCGATGATAAGATAATGATAAAAACTTCTGATGGAGAAGTTTATGAATTATTATCAATAGATTCCTATGTGTCAAGGACTAATATTGTTTCAGGTATGACTATTTCATCCATAGAACCTACATATGCGGGTGACTCTTACTTCTTTAAAGATAAACTTGTGACAGATATTAGAGTTTATTTTACAGATGGTTATGTTGATTTCGAAGTAAAAGAGAAAGCCGCTAAAAAGATTCAAAAAGCTTATAATTTGATTTTAGAAGAAATAAATAAATATACTAAATAGCCCCACCCTCAAATCCCCTCCACCCAAAAGGCTCTGGAGGGGATTTTTATGAGCTACCATTGTTAAATGATACTAATTTGAATATCATTTCGTCGTAAATATTTTGCGAATGATACTCAAACAAGTATCTTTGCATCGTATTAATCAAATAAACAAATGAAGTACAATGAACTGGAAAGATTGGTAAAGAAAGCCGGGTGTTACGATACCGGCGAACAGCAAGCGGGGCATCCCTTGTGGTACTCCCCGAAGACAGGGAAAACATTCCAGATGAGCAACCACGAGAAGCAAGAGGTTGCGACCGGCACATTAAAAGCGATCAGGAAGGCGGCGGGTATTTAACCCGCCATCTCTTATATTATTCATAAACAATAAAAAAAACTTCTGTGATGAGTGTAGGAAGGAAGGTAAAAGCTATCATCGAGAGGGCTAATGATGGTACTTATAGCGTCTATATGGACGCAGACGATATGGATTATATGGTGACAGGCACCGGACAAACCGCGGAAGAAGCTATCAAGGTCTTCCGTGGAGGATACGAGGATACAAAAAAATATTATGAGAAAGAGGGAAAAGCATTTGAAGAAGTCGATTTCGATTTCGTCTATGACATGGCCTCATTCTTGTCATATTTCTCTAAGGCGTTCTCTTTGGCTGGATTATCCCGTATAACAGGGATTAACAAAGGGCAATTGAGTCATTATATGACAGGCCACAGGACTCCGTCTCATAATACTGTAGAAAAAATTCAAAGATCGGTACAGGCATTCGCAAAAGATCTATCACAAGTTAACTTCATTTGATTAATACATTACTTGATAGATCTTGATAAGGGCGTGAGTAATCACGCCCTTTGTCGTTCCCCTTGCTGTCTCACGACATGAGGGAGGATTATGAAAACTAAACCAAATCATGTCTATATTTTGTTTGAGCAACCATAATAATCAAGCAACCCCTTTCTCTCTGATCATATTGGAGATAATATTGTAGATATACTCAATAAAACGATGCTTCTCCGCTATATCCAAATTAGACTCTCCATTTTTCTTCTTATAGCTACGAATAGATATATGATATAGATAGTACAATTGATCGTATATCTTGCGCCAAACATCTTGTTGTTTCACATTCTGGGCGGAAGAGTATCTATTAACCATCTGTCTGATCTTATCTCTTAAACTCATTTCCGGAATCTTTTCCGTTGAAACAGGAATAGCCAAAAGGAGTTTTCCATTTTCTTCTCGTTCTTGTTCTATCGCTTCTATTCGTTTTTCCACATTGGATATCCTGTTCTCATATTCCAAGTTGATGTTAGCTTGCATGGCAAACATCTGTGCGGATGAAAGAGGTTTGCTTTGCTCTTTCAACGCTTTCTCCATTTCTTCGAAAGCGTCATAAAAATCATTCTTAAACCTTAGAGCCTTAATCCCGTTATATCCCATAACAAGGATAGAGAATCCTTTTCTATTCATAATGTATACAGGATTGCTTTTCCCGGTAGAATCCTCATAAGTGCTTGATACAAAAGCTAAACGCATTTTTGCGTTCAGTTCTTCATCAGAAGATTTTAGTAAATTTTCGATTGAGCGAATTACATCCGCATGTCTTTTCCCAAACTTCTCCGCCACTAGCAAGCTATTAGTAACAACTTGCCCATTATTGCCTTTAAATACTAAACTATCCATATTATTAAGTTTTTAGCTATTAAAAATATTCTATATTGCTTGATTTACGCTCCATGTTTACGGATGGAAGGGAGAACCTCTCCGCATACCCAGTCTTGGAATGGTTCGGCTTGCGGCTTGTCGGATCGCATGATTACCTTGTAGAGGTTCTTTTCATTGACAAAATTCATTTGTTGTTCTCTACCAATCGAATCGGTGACCCCAATCCGAATGGGGGCATCCGTCAGTCTTGATTGTACAGCGTCTACACGCAATCCTAAAATTTTGCAAACATCCGCAAGGCAAAATAAAGGATTCTCACTTGTCCCGGCTACTCTCACTTCACCGAAACGATCGTTCTCAAAAATTTTAATTGCTTCCATATCTTAAAATTTTAATTGTTCAAAATATTTTCTCCCGCAATTTTAGCCACAAGATCAAAACGACTTTGTTATTTTGATTACTTTGGCACCTCTTAATGAAAAAGCCTCCCCGACACGAGCCACAACACATCGTATCAAGGAGGCTGTTAGCGACCGCTGTCGCCCAAAATCTTCCTAGCCTGTTGTGGTAGGCTGACCAGTAAAAACAAAAAGAGCCACACCCCATAGACGTGACTCTATCGGGTATGGCTCTTAGGCTCTACTGTCTTCTTGTATGTCCAGCAAATATAGATAGAAAGAATAAGAAAAGCAAGTTTTACGCTCAATTCATCCTTGATCTCTTGTAATTCTCGAAATCGATATTCTTGCTACTCTTGGATATGGTTTTAGATAGCTTGCCTATCTCCTTTTTTATCTCATTATTAGCCCTTATTATCCCTTCAGCGTCGAAATTATTGACGATCTGAACCGGCTCGCCTTTCTTGTTATGGGTAAGCCAATACGTGTTATCCACGAAGCGGCTAAGGAAAGCAGGATCATTGAGATCCGGAACGACCTCGGCTCCCGCAGGCAATGATAGCAGGGTGGGCTTATCCGGGGTGATGTACGCTTTATCTCCTACCAATACCGCCTCGCTACGGCCTCCATCGCCAACGATAGCCAAACCGCCGGGGTGATTGTCGGTACCATGGGCGTATTTGGGGATGGGTTGGGCTATGATCGTGGCGAGTTGCACGGCTCCGGTAGCCGCTATCATTGCTGCAAAGATAGCTCCAGCGATAGGTCCCGCTTCTTTGTAAGCTACCATTATCGCCCGTGCCGTGGCCGCAATAGTCTGAGCTATATCTATAGACTTTTGGAACTTGGCCTGTCTAGTCTGCAACTCAGCTTTTTTCTTCTCCAGTTCCTTGTTCTTGCGGCTGGTCTCTTCCTCCGCCGCACGCTTGCGTGCCTCGGCCTCCTCTGTCGTTATTATATCCTTCTCGGCAAGAGCGTCTATAGTCTCAACCTTAGCGTCATACTCCTCTTGGTTGGCCTCTATTTCCGCATCCACATTATCTATTTGACGCTGGAATAATGAATTACCGATTGATATGATAGCAGAGATCGATTCTTGTATCAAGCGCTTTTTAGCCTGTTCTACTTTTTTTCGTTCCTCTTCCTCTCGTTTGGCATCCTCTATGATTTTATCACTGGTCTCTTTCGATAACTGAACACGGAGGCGAGCGATCTCCTTCTCTTTCTCTAACCTCTCATCGCCTTCAAACAAATACAGATTTGATTCAAGTATACTTAATTGACTTTGTAATGACTCCATAGCATACTGATGCTCCAGATCCGATTTCTGTTTCTCGTACTCTTTTTTCTTGATAATCCCTTGCTCATATTGTTTAGTCAAGGCATTAAGCTCTTCGTTTATCTCTATCTGTCTTTGAGAAAGGAGTATCTCGTTCTGAGACTGCTCCGTAGACATAAGACTTTTTCCGTAATCATTGTATAGAGTCTCTATTTGCTTTAGATACTTTTCCTCTATCAACGCCCTGTCTTGGCCTGTTTTGTCCGCCTCTCTTAATTCTTTATCCTTTTGTAGTTGCAATATATCCAAGCGAGCGTCAAGCTCTTGCAAACTTCCCTTTTCCGCAATCGCAAGACGATTTTGAGCCTCCTCATTAGCCCTTTGCTCCGAGATCTTACGGTCGAATTCCGCCAACTTCTTACTTCTCTCAGCCTCAATAGCCTCGATTTGCTCATTAACCCTTACGCCTTTCGTCTTTACGTCATCGATACGTTTTTGGAAAGATTGCTCCAAGAGAAGACGGTCTTTCTTATACCCCTCATCCATCACATTAAGACGAGCCTCCTGAATATTCCGTTCGGCCTCCATCTCTAATTTCTCCCTACGCTTGGCCTCTCGTTCTATTTGCTCCTGCTGTCGTTTAAGTTTCTCCTCGTTAGAGTATAGTTGAATATCGGAATTGCCTAATATTTTATTTTCTTCCTCTCTCAATTTAAGCATAGCATTCAGATATATGTTTCCCGCCTTTTCAGCCTCCTTACCTTCCTTTTCTATAGAATCAGCCGCTTTGCCGGCTTTAGCTAAAGCTTCATCTGACGTATTGTAAAAGACTTCAAATCTATCAGTCAAAAATAATAGAGATTGAGCTGTTGGATCTAATACCTTTGTAAGATCAAACCTATCCCAAAACGTAGGATTTTTTCTTCTGTTTTCAGCCTCGATTTCCTTTTGTAACGCTTCTGTGTATTTTTCTTGAGCTAATTTTTGCGCAGCTGCCGCTTGTGCCCTTAATGACATAACATTAATAAAGGCCTCCGTATTATCTACTAGCAGATTCTCTGCGTCATTAACATCCGTAACTGACACATCTAATTTCTTAAACTCAGAGGCGTTATCAATGATAAACTGCTTCTGCTTATTGAGATTATCTCCTAAATTATTCCATTCCGCTTGCAGGTTGCGTAATGTTACAAGATTCTCCCCATATGATGATGTCGAGTTCTTTAAAGCCTTGGCATAATCCCCGGTGGATGAATTCAAGTCTCTCTGGGCTTCCGAAGCGGCCTTAGCCGAGCTAGAGGATGACAATAAGTTTTTACCCCACTCAAAGATATCCTTACCATATACGGTAAGTAGAGTTATACCAACCGACAACAAGGTATTCCAAGACAAAGCGGACTTAGCTATCTGCTTCCACACGGGAACACCTTTCAATCCCTCCTCCCTTAAGGCGGCGTTCTCCTTCCTTATCCGAGATATTTGGTCTACCAATATAGGGATATTGTTAGAGATAGCGAGAAAGCCGGTCTGGAGCGATACCGAGAATGCTGGAAACTCACGGGTTAATTGATTGATTGCGCTTCCCATTCCATCCCAAGTGGAGACATAATTACCCACGTTTCTCTGATGCTGTCCCAGACTTTTATCAACAGATTTTACCTGAGTGTCCAAAGCCGCTATATTCTTTTGCAACTCTACTCCTAACTTGCTGTTAGCGGCTTCCGTGGAAAGCATCCGATATGCCTTTCTCAGCCTCTCCAATTGCAACGATTGCTCTTGATAACTATCGTTGGCCGAGTTGATCATTTTTGTCTCATTCGTAAGAATGTTCAACAGCTCTCTCAAGGATTCTCGATGAAGCAATTCAGACCTTACCAGATCCTGCCTCTTTTGCACGGCATCTTTAGTTGAGATAGCCCCGCTTTTCTCCATTTTATTCAATTGGCTTTTCTCCTTGGATAGTTGGGCCAATATCGTCCTTTCTTGAGCGACCCTGCGTATATTCTCCTCCCTAGATCCCAATGTCTGGTCAATGAGTCCCTTCAATTCCTGACTTATGACAACCTCTTGTTGCTTGGCTTTCATGTTCTCCGAGATAGCGTTTGATTCCTTGGCTACGGAAGAGGATGATTGATCTAAACTATTTTGAACTTTCCCAGCCGCTTCCGCATATCTCTTGTTAACCTCTATCAGCTCATCAATCTTTCTCTTGTACTGGTCATTGGTCTTATTGAGAGTGTCAATCGTGCTTTTAAGCGCTGATACATTTTTCTTGTACTCCTCGATCTTGGCGTTCAACTCTGACAAGCTTGAGGGATTTATCGTCAACCCTTTCCCTATCTCTTTTACCAACCCGATATAGACATTCTGCGTATCCGCTAATTTCCTATCCAGACGCTCCAGTTGATCAAACGCCTCTTTCCCTACTATATCAGTGATCTTAGTCTCGTTTCCCGCCATAATTCCTCATGTCCTCTAATTGGTTAAACATAATCCTTATCATATTCCCGTACTCGGCAGCGGTGAACGTGTCAGGATCGATACGCATCTTGAAATAGGTGGACACGATCATTCTCTCACGGGTGAAATCTTTATCCTTGGGGTCTACCACCTTAGACTTGTTCCTATCCAGAACGCTCAGGTTATATTTCACCTGCGACATCTTGGACTGGATTCTCTTTTTAGCGACGATCAGATCTTGCTCTCCCGGCTCCTCCGGCATGCGGATACCTACCCTGCCAAGAATATCCGAAGCGTCAGCGTACATCATAGCGTCCATCAAATGATCCGCAGACTCCAACAGGATAAGCTTGATATTGCAATCTACCGCCCTTGACCGATCCTCTATCTCGATAGCGATATTCTTGTTCCCGGTTATAACGGAATACTCGTCAATAAGCCCCATCGCCGCTTTCCTTAACTCCCCATCGGTGGGCTTGGTCCTCCCTCCTTTTATAAGGGCGTTAAGATTTCCCTTGTACATCTCGATGAACTTGCATAAGGGTATCTCGTCGCATGTCGTGTATATATTCGCCATACTATTTATAAATAATGGATATATTCAACAATATCGCCTTTAGATACCATGGCATCTAAAGGCTCGAAGGCAAACGTGCCATCCGTTTTACGGATAAGCACGTAAATGCGTTTATCGGAAACGGCCATCTTGATAGCCAGCCTCCTTATGTTCTCGTATGTGGCCATCGCCTTGTTCTGCGAGGCGCAATTGCACGGCTTTATCATTTGAACCCGTATTTCTTGAATAACTTATCCAACGCGGGGACAACCCGTTCCTCAATCAAATAAGCCCTAGCCTCCGGGGTCAAACCCAGATGACCGGGGCCGTATTTCTTCTCTAAAGCGTCGTCACCGGCATAGAAACCGATGGATCTCGTGACTATCTTGCCACCATCCTTGCCGCCTTGCACGATCGGCGTTATACTGGCGTGGTAATCGCCTCGTATGATAAGGTTGGGGGTGTTAGGGTCCCGTGGCGGTAGATGGAGTATGTCGGAGGACCTAGGCGGGGTTATGCTTTCCTTCATCGCCTTGTACCATCTGGCCTTGGCCCTCGCCGCCTTTGGGGTCTTCGTCGTCTCCACGAAATACGGGTCATCCAGATAGGTAGGCTTCAAAGGCTCCTTGTTCTCGTCTAACCCGGACATGAGTTGATCAGTGATCAAGTCATGGATCAATCCCTCGCTCTCCCTCAAGCTCTTCGTAACCTCCGGCCAGAAGTTCTTCTCCAGCGTCCTCACGGCGTTCGCCACTCCCGCTATCGTCCCCATGGTTCCTCTCCATTATATCATAAGCGTCACATAGTATCCTCCTTCGATCCGCCATTCCCCGGTCAAGGAAGAAAGATCCCTCGTGAGCCTTCACGAAAACCTTCCTTCCCATCCCGAGGCAAGCCTCATCATTGAACGATACCCCGTTTATGACCATTGCTCTATACCTTTAACGTCCTCGGCGTATAACTCGGATGGCCTCTTGAGCGCGGGAGTGCCGGAGGACGGGGTAAGAGACAACGTGCCGTCATCGGGATTATACGTGGCGGCTGTCACGTTATTCCACACGGAGGAGGAACCTAATAGCGTACCGTACATCTCTGTCAAGTCAAAACCGCCATAATGCTCCACGACCTTGTACTTATTCTCGCCTGTAGCCAATTTCTTGACATCCACCCAGACCAATCCCTTCGCCTCGTCCAAGATATCGATATCGCTGGTGAAAGATATGGCGTTCATCCAAGCTTTCTCAACGTCCTTGTAAACAAGGTTGATCGTAAGCGAGGCGTTCTCTCCGGAACTCTTGAACCTCTGTCCACCCGGATAAACGGCACCAAGCTCATATCCCCTGAAATCACCTTCCGTATCGGTCTTCTCTCCATATACGACATTATTCTTGTCGATGAAGATCACCCTCATGCTCTCGTTCTTGAGCTTCATGAGATTGGTTCGCAAGCCCTCGTCATAATCGTTCATCGTGTAAGTCTCGACAAGCTCGCTATAACCCGTGATCTTGGACGAGCCATAACCGGTAGCCGATGTCTGCGCCTCGCCTCCGGATGTGGCGTACTCAGCGATCGTCGAGATCGGATAGACACGGTTCGGACGGTCGGCGTGGGCGTACTCTCCCAGCTTCGTGTCAAAATCGGATATCTTGAACGTCATACCTACCGGAGTGAGTATGATCGCCTTGATATAGTCGGGAACAAACGGACACTTGCTCGTGCCGGTATTGAAAATCTCGGAACCGCAGTCCCTGAACATTTTTACTGCCATAATTATCTACATGTTATATTTTTTACATTTAATCTTAAATCCTTAATATCAATAGCGTCTATGCGATCGTCGAACTCGCTTTTCCCCTCGCCATACACGCCAGCCCTTCCATACCTGAAATTATCGGTCTTCACATGGGATACTATCGCCCCGGGGCCTATATCAAACTTGCGATCGTTGGATATCCTCCTTATAAGGCTGTCATATACCGGATACAACGTAGCCTTGAAGGACTTCTCCAATCGCTCCTCATTGGTATAATTCCCCAACGTATTCACGGCTATTATCAAGGAAAGGCTCACGGACGTTAAGGAAGGGTTGGACTTGTCCTCGTCGAACGGGGAATATAACCCTATCATAGGATATTTCCTTCCCGCCGTTACGGGTGCCTTCCCCATGGCGGAAAGCGTCTTGGCCATATATTGCCAATCACCGAATTGGTAATTGACCATATACCCAACGTCTTTTGAAACGCCAGCGACGATATCCCTGAATATATCCACCAAGACATTCATATATTCATCTCATTTATATGGGTCAATATATTCCTGTCAATATCCATGTCCTCCTTGAAAGACTCCCTTACGCGATCCGATATCCCGATGTTGATATCCACCATATTATTCCATGCTTGGGTCATCATCCGGGAGGTATGCGCCAATATCCGCCTCACGTCCACGTCATCGGACGTGGAGGATACGGATATTAGCGTCTCGTTTCTCTGGTAATGAAAATAGACATACATAGCCATGGGAGACCTATTCGATCTCAATATCCCTAGGATATAATCAAACATGTCGTTTCCCTTCCTGCCATTATCGGCGTAATCGACGAATGAGTCATAATATCCTCCCATGAGCGAGACGAGGTACTCGTCCCCGTAGGTCTCGATATACCATACCACGTTCTCCGATATGGCATTGGAAGCCTCATTGGAGAATCCCCCGTCCTCCGGTATCACGAGTCCCTGTATCCTAAGGTCTCCCTTGAAGTACGCATTGTCTATTATCATCGCTATTTATCTTTATCAAGTGACATTTTCGAGTCCCCGAAGACGGATGTCTTGGTATCCGTGTCCGGGATTCCCTTTCTTGTCCCAACCGGGGTCTTTGAGGATATATCGATCATGCCAAGCTCCTTTCGTATGGAATTCTCCTGAATGACCTTGTCGACCTCCAGCTCCTCACCCGTTATAATTATAGAAACCCTCATGTCATTATGTATTAAGAGGATTTCTTGATAGCGGTCAATACGTCGGATAACTTGCCATAGGCGAACGCCCACGGGTTGTATACCGGCATGATAACCTCCTCGTCCACGATCACCGCCGTCTGGTTTTTCAATCGGCTCTCGATATCATCGGCGAACTCGATATTGATAGAGGTATAATCCACCAAGGAGGCCCCGTTAACCATGTCCCCTACGAAATAATACCCCGGCATGATACAAGTGGTCTCGACAACGGGTCTTCCGGCCACGTACTTCACGCCGTTCACCAACGTCACGAGATTCAAATCCCGCCCCGACGTGTCCTTCAAGGTCTCGATCTCAAACAAGGTGGATGGGTTCATGGCGATCATATTCGGGGTATACTCAGCGTACGTCATGACACCGAAGATAGCCTTGACAGCGTCCCCTAGGTTCGGGGATGCGACGGTGTTGAAGAAATTATTCTTAACCTCGAAGGTAGCGGCGGTGAATACGCCGGAAGCCGTGAAAGTCACCTCTACCATGATCTCCCGATCGTTCATCTTATGGATATCGAAAGTTCCGTTCAGGTCCGTGAATGTGGTTACGCCCTCGATCTTGATCTTCTGGCCGTCAACGATCTTGTCCTGCGGGTTGGTAAACTCCACGATAGTGGCTTTTCCGCCATTGTAGCTTCTCGCTCCCTTGATAGATCCGGCCTCTCCGCTGACAACCGCGTCGGTTATGATATCGGATACGCATTTAACGCCATCGTATTTGGTGATACCCTTCAGGTTATCTCCCGTCCCATCGCCGAACATGATCTGGAAATCCTCGGCCATCCTCACCCAAGAAGATAAGCGATTGATCAACCATGAGCGGACATATACCCTAGACTTGAGCAATCTCTTGGACAAATAAAGGAAGGTACCGACACGCTTAACCTCCGAGCTCTCCTCCTTTAACTTGAAGGATGATTGGGATAACCGCCCGTTCTCGGACACGAAAGTGGCGTTACGATCCAAGTCGTAGATCAACTGCCATGTCAACATCGGGAAGGCAGGATCACCCTGATCGACGCTCATGAGATTACGGAAATTGATCTTTTTCTCGCTTACCTGCGTAACGACCCTGTTTTGCTGCTGACTGATCAAGATATTGCCCGTATAACTATCCGTCATACTGACCACGTCCTTCAAATCCAAATGGAAATTCCCGGAGGACTTCGTCTTACCATCTACATATTGCTTGAATTTCTCAGAGTCAAGGAACTCATTGATACTTTTCTCAAGAGGGCTATCCCCCCCCAAGGTGATGCCACGCCCCTTCATTTGCTCAATCTCCTTGCCCATGGACTTGATGATATCACGAATCTCCGTGACTTCCTTATTGTTATTACCGGAACCTAGAGATTTAAGCTTCTCGCTAATCTCGGACATCGTCTCCTCGTACTCCTTCCTGTCTATGACATTAGATCCGTAATCCTCCAGACACTTGTTGACCATCTTCTCGATAGTCCCAAGCGTTTGTTTCTCCTCGTCACTCAACTCACTCTCCTTCTTGGCGAAACCGGAGAAGGACAATACCGGCGCAACCGCCAAGGCATAGGCCGGATCGCCCACGCATGCGATAACGGCAAAAACCACCAAGGTCAACGCCATGATAGCGAGACCTCCTAAATTCTCATAAAAACCTTTCTTCAACATAAATAAATTAATTAATTGTTATTAATAAGATCACCTAGAGACCCTAAAGTGCATCTAGCGGCTTTATGTTTCTCTATCTGAGTGGAGTCTTCCGGCTCAGATATAAGGGTGTTGCTTCTATATATTCTGGAATAACATTTAGGGCAGCGGACATAAGAGGCGAAATCATCAACGGATTTCTTGGAGTTGATTATCTCCAAGATACGGTCTTGCAACTCCGGCTTGATCTTTTCCATCTCCTGATATACCACATCCTCCGTTATCCATTGCGAATAGTCACCAACAGCATCGATCACTTGGCTCTCCAACGTGTGTTCCGGTACTGACCCATAATCGAAAGCCAGCCCGCAATGAGGGCACTGTACTATATTAGATCCGATCAACGCTTTCTCTACGATAGATATGTTAGCCTCAAGAGCCTTGAGCTTATCTCCGCTATATCTCTTATTTAAAGCGTCACGCATCATATTTATATGATCTCTCAAGTCACCACCCCTCAATTCCTTTATATCCATCAAGAATGTCTGAGGATTAGCACCCCAATGGGTCAGCGTGCTATACTCGCCCAAGAACCACTCCTTAACGATAGCCGGGTTATTGGAATCCCGCTTCACGGCCCTAACGCCCACGGAATGCTCCAAGGTCTTGCCATGATCCCTGTATAGCTTGTAATCCTCCAGCGTCTCTACGCCTATCTGCTTCTTTAGATTGATCTGCCCGGTCATGACCAGATTGCCATCCTCCTCCACTCCCTCTATAGGGCAGCCAAGAAGCTTGGTCTTGTCATGGTTGAGAAACCACTTGCACCTGTTGAAATTCTCTTGGAGCGTCTTGGAGAAAGAACCGGGAGACGATATATCGCCGTCGCTGTCCTTTATCCCGATACCATTAACGGCCACCTTGACTATTCCTTTCTCATCCACGTCCGTGGACTTGGTCTTAAATAATATGCTTCTATACGGTTCCATGTCGGTATAAATAAAAAGAGCCATACCCCGCAGGATACGACTCCCGCCGGGTATGGCTCTCAGGCTCTAATTTCTTTATTTGTTATGTCCTACAAATATAGGGTTAATATATTAAAAAGCAAAACTATAGAATCATTTTTTATCATCATCAATATCACCCCCTATCGTCATCGCCCTCGTCGGACGTTTTTTTATTATCAGAAGTCCCTCCAGAAGAGGATGAGACGCTCCTTGATGGACCGCCAGACCTAGCTAAGGATATGATCTCCTTGACCAAGGCCAATTCCTCGGTAGACATATCGTAAACCAACTTGTCATACAAGGGGTTCCCTACCTTGCTCTCCCCTATCTGCGCTCTCCAGTCATTCAACGTCAATACGCCTCCCATGAATTCCTTCTGGCATTTCTCCGATACGATACGCCTCTTCTCTACCATATCCTTATCACGTACTTGCAATACGCTTACGCCACTAAAATCCACGTCTATATACATGCCGGACTTATCAAGGCCAAGAAAGGAGGTCATCGATCGGCAGAATTTCCGGGCCTCAGGAATAACGATATTGGAATAAACGGATATCTCGGCGATATCCTGATTGTCGTATTTGGCCATATCCTTGCGTGGAATCAGCACTGAAGGTATACCATATATACCGGCTATCTGTATAGCGTCCGCCAAAGTCTCCTCGAAAGGCATAAGTTCTTGGATGGACATGTTTATCCTCACGAACTCCGTAGGGACATCCACTATGCTCATCTGGGACCTGTCATTAGTCAACCCATAATTGTCATTCCACTCCTTCCTTATGTTTCTCTTCTCCTTGTCGGTGAGAGGAAGGGAACCATCAGCGTCATATTTCTTGCTTATCAGCAATCCCAAGGCCCCCCTTTTAACGTATATGACATTCCTTGCCTCGTACACGGCGACCAAGTTGGCGATAGGATAACGTTGGGTCTCCAACCTGCTACGTCCCTTTAGGTATGAGCTATTCAATCGCATATTTATATCCTTGTAGTGGATGACCAGAGACGGGTCTATATCCATAAGTCCCGAGCTGGTGGAAATACGATAGCTGTTGATTATATCCTCCTTTGTTGACGGCTGGAACAAGGGAATGGACATCGGGCTGTTTATCACGACCTGATCACTTGGCAAGACCCAATAGGTATCGCACCATTTCCATAGCTCCTTAGGCTTTATCCCCCCTACAGACGGGGAGGCCTGCCAGAATCCATTACCTGTCACATACTTATAGACAAAGAACATCTTAACCAAATCCTCGAACGAGAATAAAGGGTTAGGATCGCTAAAAAAACGGTTCATCTCCTCGTTATTGAACACCACGGAATCATCCTTAGCCAATTTTAATTGATAATTGCCGCCCGCTATCCTGCTAGCCAAGAAATCCACGGGGAAAAAGACCTCTCCCATGGTCTCGAAAGCCTCGATAAAATTCCCGGAACAGGTATAGGGGCTGAACACCCCCAGATAACCGGACAAATCCACGAGTCCTCTCGACCTTGGAGGACGATCGGGCACATTCGCCACCTTATCCTCTTTCCTGAAAAAATCAAACAAACCCATAATATATTCGTTTTAAATATTGTTTCGTACCAAAATCTCCGCTATAGCGGATAGGCAACACAGCGACTCCCCTCCATCCTTGCCCCCATAATCTAGCATATTCTCGACAAACGACAGATAATCATCCTTCTCCTCGTAATTGTCAAGAAAATAAAACAGATCTCTCACAGTCTCAGAATGGGCGGATATCCTCAATCTTGTATCAGAGGCCCTCCTTCTTATCCTTATATCGCACCCCCCGGTCTCCCTTATCTCCCTAGCGATAGGGAAATAAGCCTTGTCGCTCTCAAACACGACATCACTCCATCCTATAGGGCGCAAGAAATCCCTTAGAACCCCAGCCTCCGTGATATCCCTCAACGAGGCATCCAGAACGTACGCCTTCCCGTCCATCAATGCCACCTTTGCCATACCCGCAAGCCCGTCAGGATTGACCGCCACATAGACTATCCTCGTGGCGTTCGATATATCCAATTTTACGTGATCGTAATATCTCATATCCTCCTCCTTATTTTTATTGTGCCTTCTTCTTAGCGAGAAAGACGTATACCTATCCTTTAATATCTCCGTGACAAAATAACGCTTGGCATCGCTAAGGTGACCGGCCTTCTCGTAAGATTGACCCGTAATCTTGTCCTTTACCCTCTGCTTGAGCATCGCCCCGTTGACATCCTTTTTTACGGTGATATAATCGTTTATCGACGTATCGCAACTCTCGTCAATCATGATGGACACGTCTTTTATATCTCCTGAATATATTGCGTTGATAAACTCCCCGGTCATGGATACGGAAGGGTTCGACCTAGGCAACCTGTCCTCGCTACGGAATCTCTTGTCTATGCCTTCCTTGAACTTATCGAAAAAAGACCTCTTATCCTCATCGATCGTGTTACCCGCCTTGGTAGATACGTCACCATACAAATATACCATGTCATCGTGACCGATCTCCTCCAAGTACTTGACCGTGATCTCTGCGGCCTTGGTGACCGTGTTGAACGGATCGGACGGGGCTTCCTCGTGAATCTGCCTTATCCTCGTTATATCCCCGGTCTCAACCTGCCAAAAAGAGATGGAGATATAAGGCAGGACGTTGTTATCTATCGATATATGCACGGGAGCCTTGACATATGGGCACTTGCCCTTATGCTTGGCGGGGTCGAAGGCGTGGAAGAACTCGCCACCCGTCCTTATCGTGCCCCACTCGCCCAAGGCGTATATCAGATAATAAGCGTAATCCCTTTCCTTATCCCTCTCGAAATCCGCTATCGTCTGAGCGTCATAAAAGCCATACGTGCCATCAGGAGACCCTACGACCCAGAAATTATTAAGATAGGTGGACTTGATGATAACCATATCCGGGCGGTGCGTCTCGTAAGTCTTTTTTCTTGGATTGTATATGGTCCGATCGGAATTGACCCATTTCCTTCCTACCTCGGAATATTCCTTTGGCAGTATCTTACCCGTTACGCTATCCTTGAGCTTCCCGTACAGATGATTGTCCACCTCGGTCAATGTCTCGGTATCAAATATCTTTTTCTTGATCCAGTGATCCTCCGATATAGGGTTAAATAGAGCGACGATCTTCTGCCCCTTGCGACCACGGAGACGCTTCCTTATCTGTTTCAAGTCGGATTCATCGAACTCGGATATCTCCTCGCAAAACACGTACTGATAAGATTCGAGACCCTTGATCTTCTCCGGATCGTCCAGCCCTTTGAACCGGATATAGGAACCGTTGAAACACCTTATAAGGTTCTCCAAGGGCTTGAAGAAGGACTCTATATGCAGGGACTTAGCCGCCTCTTGGAATGTCTTATAAATACTGTCCACTATGGTAGCGCCGGTCTTACGGAATACCATCGTGTTATAGCCCTTGGATATACATTCTAACAAGAAGGCTTGGGCCGCTGAGAAAGACTTGGCGGAAGACGATCCCCCGTACATGAAGATGAACCTTATATCGTCATTCCCCAACGCCAGCTTCAAATGGTGAAAGTTCGGATTGAACCTCTTGTAGCTTATTATCCTCCTGTTATCCGTCTCAGCTCCCAAAATATTAAATATAGAACAATTATAAAATTATAAACCTCGTATTTTTTCTAACAAACATAGCTATTTATTTAAAAATAGAACACTATTCATCTATTCCGGTATCTATTCCGATCAGCGATTTGCCAAGGTCTACAACGGTTGGAGCGTCAAAGCCAAGCATCTTGCAGATACGTTCTATGGCTTTCAGCTTATCGTGCATCTCTATCTTGACATATTCCACGTCAATGATCTCCGGATCATCGCTCGTCCCTATATTTTTCTTCAGGATTTTAGTAGATATGCTCTTGATAGCCGACTTCTCCTTGTCCGTTAGACTCTCGAACTCCTTGCGCTCTATCCATGTATTGTGAAGGTGGGCTATGGACGAGAACGCTATGTTACCTAACTCGCCCAGTAATTTCTCCTTGGTTATATCAGATTTAACTTTCTGCTCCTCTTGCAGTTCCCTTACCCTTGACTGAACCTTGACATCATCCAATAAAGCCGAAGCCTTCTCCCATACGGACTTATCCTTCCATTTATCGCAAGAGTAGGCACGCCTGTACGCCTCGGAAGCGTTTCCGCCGCACTCGATATAATAATTACAGAAATTCTCTTGTTTTTGCGTCAACCTCTTCATTTTCCCATAACGATTTTGATTTCTTTCTTGCATTTCTTGCACCAGCAATAATAGACTCCCTTGGAGCCATAATCATAGTGGCCAATCCAATTATGATGGACAGGACAGTAAACGTCCACTTGTTGCCTTTGAGATGAGTTGTTAGAAAAATCCATAAGTGACCTATATTATATTGTTAAACATAATATCCAATCAATAATACAAGTCACAAACTTGAAGCAAATATAGACAAAATTCTTTATATCCTAAAATAGCAAGGTTAAATTGGGTATATTCGCGGGTGTTAATCATTTATATACCATGAACGAGAAACTTAAACAACTGCTTGAGTGGTTTGATAACTACGAGATTACATTTAACGAGATAAGACTGTCACAATGTCAATATATCTTTGACTTACGAAAATTTATCTCTGTCCAAACGAACTCTGTCCGAAAAAATTGGGACAATCCGACATTTGAGTATGATATTTTGAGCCTATATCAGCTTAAAAAAGTGCTGGAAGAAAAAGAGAAAGAAAATATGCCATAAAGCATAAAAAATAATCATTGAAAAACTTGCATAATATCAAATTTGATATTACATTTGCAATACAGAAATAACAATAGAAAGGGCGGCAACCTATAAGCGGCATAAAATCATGAAAACTTTTAAGTACGAAAATGGATTCTCTAAGAGAGACGTTGAACTAAAATTAGTTTACAACCGGTTTCAGCAATTTGTCCATGTTGCCGAAGATGAATATTACGAGTTAAGCCATATATATAATGACTCGAAGAAGGGATGCTATAAAATAGTAGCCAGATTAGAGGATGGCAAAAAATTCAACGTGAACATGAATAATGGCGTCGCATATTACACCAACTTAGCGTTTTAAATAATTAAACGCTGAGCTATCGGCATGACGGGCAAATAAAAATGAAGACATTATATTGCAACAATCGTGAATTATTGGAGATTTTAGAAAATAATGGTATTAATATGATCTGCAATGAAAATATGCAGATAGAAATATCTGATGAAGATGCGGAAAAAATTGACAGTATTGTAAATGAGCTTGCTCCTGCTGCATCTGGAGATTATGCGATAGAAGATATAGAATGATCATTATGGAATATCTAATAAAAGTCTATCTATCGGGAGGCGACGAGGTACACGCCCGCTCGGAAGAATCCAGCCGAGAGGAGGCATGAAGCCGGCTAAAGAATAACGAGGAGTTTATATAAAATAGTAGAGGCCTACAATAATCTATGAAACAAATAGAACTTAATCTACCGGAGTGGGTATTTTGGGATGCCCATTCTCATGAAGGGAACTTATTGGGAGATCGGACAATCATCGAGCATGTACGCTCGGCTTCCGTTTTTGAGGTGTTTGATAGGGATTTTGACTTGATAGGGCTTAATCCGAATGTATTGACATTTAAATTCAGGAACGAAGGATCAAGAACCGAGAGGCTGTTGATGGCCTTGCATCATAGCTGTACTCTTGATCCTGTGGAAGACCGGGAAATGTTATTAGGGATAATGAAAAAATGCGCAGTATGGTATTGCAATTATTGCGATTGGGAGGACGAGCAAAATGAATGATCGAGAGAGAATAGGCAAAAGGATAGCCCAGCTCCGCATGGAGGCCGGGATATCTCAATACAAGTTGGCTGATCTTACAGGGATCAGCCAAGGGAATATCGCCCGGATTGAGACAGGTAAATACAGCACTGGTATAGACATCCTGTCCAAGATCGGAGACGCTCTAGGTTATGAGCTTGATTTTGTCCGGCATGATACCAATCATCCAAATTGTCCTATTTGTCGCATGCCAAAAGTATAACGCCCGTGTTTTTTCTGACACGGGCGTTTTTTATTGGTCCATTTTTCCTTTTCTATAACTCGAATTATCATGCAGTCTCCACCCTATTACATACTACACTATCTATATTTTTAATTATCAATTTTTTAACTTGAATTTCACAATCATTACTACCTTTATAGAATATGCTGAAAATATCTTCCATGTCAATCTCATCCTCTTTATATAAGATTTTCCATTGTTCAACAAATATACATTCAGCCCTTTTCAAAATCTCTAGCAATTCTACAAGACGATCGCTCTTTTCCATAACATTTACGTTTTATTATTGATATTTTTTAAGACATGCACAATTTATACTCAAGGTTAACGCTATAGTCTCTTGTCGCACGATAAGTAATACTGTTGCTATACTGCCCATTCCTATAACCTTTGTCGGCTTATGAAAGTTTATCGTATTCACATATTATTTAGCATTAATGATAAAAAACATATTACCCACGCATCATCATTATATCCCTTCTCATCTCCACATAATCCCGGTAACGATCCGGATCGTTAACGTAATCAATTACCCTTGATATCGCCATGTCCGCTTGAAATTTTTTGACCTTAGTATAATAACGTATCACGCCTTTCGACTTGTCTGAATGCCCTAAACAATAATCTATGACCCCATCCGGGATTCCTATCTCGGAAGCGTATTGAGCGAAAGATTTACGAGCGGAATAATACACCACTTTTTCCGTTATCCCTAACGACTGCGCCAATTTGGATAGCGAACGAGAAAGATACCTAGAGAAATTAGGATAGGAAAACTTATATCCGAAATCCAACTTGCCAGTCCTCTTATCCATCCATCTATCTATAATATCTCTCGCTTGGTCTGGTATAGAGAACACGATCTTATTGCCTCCCCTCGTCATATTCCTAGATTTAGTCCTTACATATTCCAGCGTATCGATTCCACGGAAATCAATGCCGAGTAGATCTATAAGATTGATACCTCCAAGATAAAACGACAAGCAAAACAGATCGTGCGCCACCTTTAATCGACGCTCCGAAGGATCGGCCATTCGCAAACGATTAAATGACTCGAAAGATATGTCAACCTCACGTACGGGAGAAGTCGCTATCTGGAAGTTTACGAAAGGATGGACATCATATTTCACAAGCCTTCTTTTTATACCCTTATTGATTATAGTCTTGGTATGTCTCATCATCATGGAGTTCGTAGCCTCCCCAATTCCCTTTTTATTCCTCAAGAACCTAGAATAACCTTCTATCAGTTCTGGAGTGATATCGGAAAGGAATATATCCCCTTTCACGAACTCGGTAAAATACCTGCAATTCCGCTCGATCAGCTTTGAGTACCCGATACTCCCATTATCGATCAACTCCCTTTCATAGGATGAGCTTACATCCTTGAACGTAGAGATATCGTTATCCCCTGCTGAATTAACCAACATGCCCTTTATCTGCACGCATGTATATAACGATTGGTTCTTAATCGAGTCAAGCTTGTCTTGATACTCATTAAGCATATTCCTCAATCTTTTGTTTATAAAAGAAGCGTCCGGTCTCTTTACGACTTGACCGTTCTTAAACTGGGACTCGCTATCTAATATCACGTTCGTCACGATATAACAAGTCTCTCTCTTGTGGCAGACCGCCACCCTGACCTTGTGCCTCCCATCCTTGAGAGCCTTGGCCTTGAAAAGTGTCAATTTTAAAGTAGCCATATAGATTAAATTTTTTAGGATACGCGAAGGATAAGCTTTTATGTCCAAAAGTGGACTTTATATCCTTTTTTTTAATCTACAAAAGGGGAAAGATCTAAAACAAAAGCGGAAGTTTAACAGCTAAATATCAGACAATTATAAACTTCCGCTCTTCGTGATCAGGATGGGATTCGAACCCATGACCCACAGCTTAGAAG